TCATCGGCATGGTCAACACGTGCGGCTATGATGCGAATTTCAACGTGGATGAATGGTTCGCGGGGTTTGCGTTCGGCTCTGCCCGGCTGTACCCTGCGTCCTTCGTGGAGATTTCGAACAATGCGACCTACGGAGCGGGGACGAAAATCTACCAGCTTCCGATTAATATCTCGGACACGTCGCAGTCCGTCACCGTAAATTTGAGCGGCCTTGGCCCGGGCCCGTACTACCTATACGTGACGAATAATCTTCAACAGACGAGCACGGCCTTTTCTTTAGCACCTATGAGTCCGGGCGCGGCGGGCTACGGATCCTTTACCCTATTCGGGGTTGGGCATTAGATAACAAAGGAGGGAACAATGAAGAAACTACTCGGATTATTGGTCGTGCTGCTCGGCTTAGGCTTTGGTGAAGTGCTAGCGCAAACCTGCCCGGCGCAGACGACCATCGCAACGCAGGGCTTGTTCTTTACCAACCCCGCGACAAACATCTCCGGGTTACCCGACACGATGGCCTCGAACACGGTTTATCTTACGACCGGGGCGTGTAACTCGGAAAACGGCGGAGTCGGCTCTCTTCCCGCAAAGACCTTCACAATTGCGTCCGAGGGAACGGGCGCCGCGCCTCAAATTTCACTCTCGCAGTTAGCTCTGCCGAACGGGAAGTACTTTGCTACGGTTACCGTAACCGACACCGCCGGGTTACAGAGTGCGATGAGTAATGAGGTAGGGTTCACAATCGCAAACCCTCCAAGTGCGCCGGGGACTTTTTCTGTGAAATAATCTGCCTGTTCCTGGCGCTGTTTGGAATTCGGTGTTAATAGCTAGGAGGTAAGTATGCTAGCGCAGAGCGTTCCTTCAGTACCTCAGCAGGGGCCGGTACCTCCGGGAAGTGTGGGGTTTCGAGAGTTGTCGCCAGGGGTATTGCTATCGATACTCGCGCTAGCGATATTAGTTTTTGTCCATCATACCCCGCTCGGAAAGTCAGTGCACGAAGGGCAACCGAGTCCTTGGTAGAAATGAAACGCTTCTATCCAAGACGCCTCTCTGTCGAGGACATAGAACGCTTCCTCTGGAGCGCGTGGTTCACGTTCGTCGAGCCGAGGAAAGAGGGGCTGCCCAATGACCGGGAGTTGATGTGGCTGAGATCCGAGTTTAAGCGGCTCCTCGAGAAAGAAGGGGTTATGGAGGAAGTCACGTTTAGCGGACCATTCGGAGGGTGAGGGTGAAGCTTAAGGAGTTCGCTCTCAAGACCCTACTACCCGCGTTGGTGACCCTCTCAGCGGGGACGGAAGCGTTCACTGTGCAGATTCAGTGGACACACGCACGTCATCAACAAGAGACGGCGAAGGCGGTACAGACCGCCGCGCAGGAGCAGTGGCGTGCGGAACAGGAGAGAAGGGGACATTTAATCGTGACCTTAGCACGAGGGTGTAAATTAGGAGGGGGGTAGCGTTATGTTAGGGCAAGAACCGTATTACATGCAGTACTACACACCGCACTATGCATCGACCACTCCGGAGGCTCCGGCTCCTGCTCCGGAGCCCATGAAAGTGTCGAGCCCTGTGGCCGATGCCTTAATGGGTTTAGGCCTCGCGATCATCGTCCTCGGCGGAGCGTTCTTGATGCTTAAACCCTTAGCCAAAACTCGGGTTAAGATGTAGAAGGGAGGGGTGTGGTGAAGATTCTTAGACTCGCAATCCTCGGGGTGTTGTTAGGGGCGTGTGCTGGGCACAAAATCACAACCGTGTATGTTCCACGGGATGCTCCCGGGACGTGCGCTAACGCAACACCCATAGTCTGCCCTTCTGATTTCTTCGCCTACAGCAAGGCGGTTACGGGCCATGATTACTCGAGTAGGGCGCAGGCGGGCATTCAGTACGGATCATTCGCTTCTTACTCCATCGACGGGAAGTGGTTTGCGGATGTTTTAAAACCGTCGATAGTAGGGGATGTCGCGGTGGCGGGTACCGGCACTCAGGCGGGAGGTTTGCAGGGGTGTGGTGGACTCGCGATTATCGACTTCCTCGGGCTTCAGGTAGGGCCGTGTTTTAATCCCGTGACCGGACACCTAGAGATGTTTGGCGGGTTTAAGGCGACGTCGATTGTGGATAGGTTAACAAAGTGAGGTGATGTGTGTTGTCACAAGCGCCTGTAACGAAGAAGCCCGCGGGAGGGGGAGGGTTTAACATAGGAGGGGCGGTTATGCAGGTGGGTCAGATCGCTGCCGCCACAATTCTCGCGCTCTGGCTTTACGATAATTTCATTAAACGACGAGGCTCGGGTGTTTAGTCAGGACGTGACGCAACAAGCCACTACGCTCCTCCAGACGCCGATACGAGGGCAAATTACCGAGGTGCAGAAGGTGATTCCGGGTCTGAGCGCGGGTCAAGCTATGTTTGTCGTCTTCGGTTTGATGGTTGGTGCGAATCTCCTAACCCGAAAGGCGGCGGATGTTGTGAGCACCTTAAGTAGACGGGCGCGGCGGAGGTAGGGTGTTCGCGCAGGCGCTCCAGACAGCGCTCTCGAAGAGTGTTCAAGACCAGATTGTAGCCCCTCTAGAGGCGCAAGTGCAGCAGCGCGTGGCGTGGGTGCAGCGCTACTTTCCAGGGGCAACGCCGGCGCAAATCGCCCTTATGGTGGTCGTTTTTAATGTGGCGGTAGCGAGGTTTGTAGCGCCGATAATCGAGGAAGGGCTCGGTTCGGCGGTTGATGTGGGGATTGAGAGTGTACGCAGACGTCGGGGAAGAGTACGAAAACGGGCTCGGTGAGTTGGGTGCGTCGTGGTTTAAGAGGGTTTTTGCGGGCGGCGCAAAGAAGGTAGTGAGGAACGCTCTCGCCTTTGTTGCGGGCACTGTGACGTTGGGGCTAATTCCTCCTAAGACCTTCCACATCACGGGCCACAGCGCGATGCAAAACTTTCGTGCGGGGAGGTTGGTTGGGGATATAACGGCCGGCGCTGCCGCTGCGATTATTGTAGGGCCTGCAATCCTCCCTTACATTTCCCAAGGTGGGAGTTTGATGCTCGGCGGGTTGAAGTGGGTCGGAGGAGCATTAATGAGTATCGGCCCCGCCGCTGCAAAGCTTCTCACCTCGCGAGGGGTCAACCCGCAGCAAGCAACGCCGCAACAGGCGATTGATGCGTCCGTGCAAACAGGGGAGTTAACGCAGCAGGACCTTACAAACGCGGCGAATAATATCTACGCGAATAGTCAGGGCGATGCGCTGCACCCTGCACTTCACACTACGGGTATGGCGCCGGGCTCTGTTACTCTCCCCGCAGAAGCTTCTATTCTCGAGTCGGATATAACAGAGTATCTTCCGTACATAGCGATAGGCGTTGTGGGGATCGCGGTGCTCGGCTTAGTACTCAAACCAAAGGAGGGGTGAAATGGATACATCGCAGATTATGGTGCTTTTAATGCCCGTGATTGTACCCGCTATCACTTCTCTCGTCCGGGGCCTTGCGCTCAAGGTAAACAAAGACTGGCCCGCGTACTTAACCCCTTTGAAGGCTTGGGCGATCGCGTATGCGCTACAGTGGGTGTATAAGCAGACGGGGGTAGTGGTGCCGAAGGATCTCTCAACAATCGACCCCGCCGTGGTTCAGACGTTGCTTACGAACACAACCGTGCTTACGGGCGTGAGCGTGTTAGTGCGCGAGGCGGTAGATCAGGCAAAGAAGGCGTATGTTGCCTGGAAAGCAAAATCCCAAGCGCCCAAGCCCGCTGCTTGAAGAAAAGGAGAGGAAATGTATTCTGACACGGGTATGATCGATGGACTCGGTACTGTGGTAAAGGCGCCGAAGGGCACCGAGCTCGTAGCCCACCCCGAGATGGGCGTGGTGCTGATGCATAAACCCGGAGGGAAGGACGCTCAGGGGAGGTACGTTGACTACTTTACAGTAGTACACGCTACAGATCTCCGACAGAGGGCTGCAGAGGGGTGGCGACCCGTCGTTCACGAGAAGGGGGCAGGGGGCTTAGGCGATTTTGATGGCTGGTTTAAGCACATCACGAAGGGAATTAGCCACCTCGTGAGTAAGGTCACAAAACCCGTCGTGAGAATTGTGTCGAAGGTGGCTCCGGTTATTATGACTGGGGGGATTAGTTTAATTAACAAGCACCTGCAGAAGCAGATGAGCAGCACGATCTCGAACGTCCTGACAAAGCCCTTCCTGCACCCGTTGCAGACCATAACGGCTCCGCTCGTCCTTGGTGCGGAGGCTTTTGCGGCTCCTATAATCACTGCGGGTGGTGCTATTAAGAAGGTGGTGAGCGGGATTGGGAAGAAGGCAGCACCAGGGCCACCTCCCGCACCGGGCACGCAGGTTTGGGCACCAGGGCAGCCTCTCTATCAGGGCCAACCTCTACCTCCGGGCTACACTGAAGATCCAACCACGCACGCGATCACAGGTCCGGGAGGGCAGTACGATCCAAGCACGGGGGCACTTATCCCTCCGCAGACGATTTCCTTAGCACCGGCTCCCGTTGCTCCGATTCCTCCCACGCCAACCCCTGAAGGCGCACCGGCAGCTGTACCGCCTCCGCCTGTACCTCAGGAAGCGTCGATGTATGGTGGAGGAGGTGGTGGGGGTGGAGGAGGATCGGTCGATCAGGGCGCAGCACTCACGCCCGAGGAGCAGGCGCAGGTCTCTGGAGGAATGACGCCCGAGGAGCAGGCTGCTCTGCAAGCTGCCCAAGGTCCCGAGGGAGGAACTACCCTATCCGCCGACCAACAAACCGCGTTGATGCAGGCGGCGGGAATGACACCCCAGCAAATAGGGGCTATATTGGCTAATGGGGGGTTGACGCAGCAAGAAGTTGGTGCGTTGCAGGCCGAGACGGGTGGGGGAGGTGGGGTGTCGGGTTTTGGCCAGACATCCGCGGAGATCGTTGCGGCGCTCAAAGCCAGGGCCGATTCGCTGGTTGCGCGTATGTACGGTGTTGCTAAGGCCGGCGCCATGAGTCCGGCGACTTGGATTGTGTTAGCGCTCGCTGCTGCGGGAATCGGGTATTACTATTTTGCAAAGGGGGCTACTGGCGGAGCGGCGAAGAGTCCCGCAACGAGAAGGCCCGCGAAGCGGAGGAGGTAGGCATGTTTGGAGAGAAGAAGCAAGCGACGGAGATTTATGCTGCACACCCCCTCTTTAAGTGGGGGGTTGGGAATCGGCAGCCGGGAGCGATATTGCGAGCGGGTAGGGGAAGGGCGCCAAGACCCTGGGGAATGCCGAGCTTTGCAACGGGAAGGCCGGCGACGGCGGGCGTTGCTACGAAGACGCAACCTTCTCTACAATACCAACAGAGACTCGCTAGGGCAAAGGCGGGGTTAGCGAGGGCGAAGACGTCGCTGGAGAAACGGGTTTTGACGAACGAGGTCCGGGCGGCGAATCAGGCCTTAACAGCCCTAGCCCCGATAGAGAAGCTTAGGGCGGAGTCCGCGCTCCTACAGAGACTGAAACCCGTAATCGGCGTAAAACCCGGAGGAGGGCTTTATTGGGGGACTGCTCTCAGAGATGTTGGGTATAGGATGGAGGGCTTCACTCCTTACTTCCAGGACTACACCACAAAGCTCGCTCCGTTTGGTGTGCCGGGGCCAATTGAACGCGCTGCGTATATGTCAGGGTTCGGCGATCTTGGCTTCTCTCTCAAACTCCCGCGCAAAATTACGGGCAATTGGCTCGTGCACACACTCCTTCCGGTTGCCGGAGCGGTTGCCGCGGTAGGCGGCGCGTACTACCTCGGTCCTTCTGGGGTTAAAGCCCTAGGGAGTAATGTAGGCACTTTCTTCGGCCATGTTAAGAATTTCTTTGTGGGTAGCGGAATGGCGCAGACCGCCGCCACTGCAGCCGCTAATGCGGTAATGGGAGGCCAGCAGCCCGTTCCGAATCAGGTGTTGCAGGAGATGGGGCCAGGAGGGAAACAAGTCACCGCTTCGATGTTCGGGGGCGGGGGTGGTAATACTATGATGTGGCTAATTATCGGGGGTGTTGGATTGATTGCGCTATTCGGTCTCTCGCAAGGGAGGAGAAGGGCGCCGGCCGCTGCACCTGCGCCTGCGGTTGCAAAGGCAGCGTAGAGAGGGGGTGACTACATGTACACGAGACAGTTAGGGCAAACGCCTAGTGCAGTTCCGCCGTTGCCTCCGGGCACTTCACTCGCAAAGACCCTCGAGTATCAGGCGCTCGTGAAGTCGCTTACGATAGCGGGGATGCCGCCTGCGATGGCAGATCTCACGGCGAGGTCACAGCTTCATATCACGGCGCCTGCGGCTCCTGCACCTAAAGGGCCGAGAGGGGGTGGGACCTTGTTTGGTATCCCGACGGCCTATCTTATGTACGGAGGGATTGCACTCGGCGGGGTGTTGTTGTGGTCTATGGCAAGGCCGAGGTCCACATGAGTTGATTTTTGGAATTTGTTGTGGTATAATTGTGGGGAACAAGGTGGAGGGTGGGCGGTGGCTGAAGAGAAGTGGCTCGAGGTACACGACTTCGACGAACCGGGAAATGACCTTCAGGAAGATGTTTTTAAGATGGTAGGGGAGGCCGAGGATCCCAACGCCCCGTTCTATATGCGCGTCGATGGTGAACTACTTTTTATCAGCAACGAGCCGATCACGGATGAGGACATCGAGGATTATTATAATAAGGAAGAAGAGTTGGAGGAGGAAGGGGAGGAGTAATGGCGACCCCCTACGACGACCTAATTAACCAGGCCGCGGCACAATACGGAATCGATCCGGACTTCGTCAAGGCGATTATCTCCGTCGAGTCGAACTGGAACCCCAACGCCGTCCGTCCCGAGCCCCAGATCAACGATGCGTCGTATGGTCTTATGCAGGTGTTGCTCACGACTGCGAGACGCGTGTCCGGGAATTCTACGCTTACGGCTCAACAACTCCTCACCCCCGCCGTGAATATTACTGTGGGCACTGCGTATATTCGAGAGCTGCAGGATAAGTATGGGGGGTATCCCGAGGATATTGCTAGTGCGTATAATGCAGGGAAGCCCGCGCACAACATCCTCCTCGGCCCTCTCGTGTATAGTAATCAGGGCTACGTGACTAGGGTAATGGCGGCGTATAGTTGGGAGAAAAAGGGGTCTATTGCGATTGTTGTGTTTGTAGCAGCTGCGGGACTAGCGTTTTGGTGGGTTACAAGAGCGAAGAGGGCGCCTACGGGCGTTGTGGCGGTACCAGCATAAGGAGAACGAAATGGCACGAATTCCGTCCGAACATCAGCTCGTCGAGGTTGTCGTTACTATCAGCAACGTGGAATACGGAGACAGAGGAGAGCCGTTCGCTTCTACGCGGGTGTATAGGTACGACGTAGAAGGGGCGTACGTCCCCCGACTCCTGCAGGCTATAGGAGGGCTTGCGGTAGAAGGCGGCCGAATGAGGAACGAGTAGCGTGATCCCGGTCGTTGAGTGGTGTAGGGTTGCAGAGAGAGATCACACGCGATCGCGGAGGCAGTACGCGCACACGGGTCACGTGAAGGGTGTGATTTGTGTTGCGAGGGCTTACTACACGCTCCCCGTGAAGTATCGTGTGGGGGTGTTGTTGCACGAGTTTGGACATCTCGCCGGCGCCCGGGATGAGATGGACGCGGACGCGCTCGCGTTTAAGCTCTTCGGGGTTGAGGTAGAGAGGGCGGATAGTGTGTGGGGAAAGGATCTCGAGGTGGTGAGGGGGATTTGATGGACTTTTTCGAGGCGTTTAAGGAGTACTATATCGAAGCTGCCGATAAGTCTGTAGAGCATTTCGAGTCTAGAGACGAGACCGAAGATATCGAGATTTGGAGAAACCACCTCGCTGCTCTCGAAGAGGCAGAAAGTATTCGAGAGATTATGCACGAGCTAAACGAGATTTCGTACACACAGAGCGACGTGATAGATGTTCTTCCGGACATTGTGGAGAAAGTGCTGCCCGGTTTTATAGAGGCGTTGGATAATTTGGAGAGAGGGTGAGGGGGCTTTGATGGCTGGCAAGGCGATCGTACCCGTCGACGACGAGACTATCGAAGAGCTTAGAGGACAGCTCGCGGAGAACGGATATCCCAACGTCTCCGACGAGGATATCTTGAGAGTGATCGTTAAGCACTTCGACACGGATCTACACAGCGCCGCTATAGATAACTTTATCGTGGACATGGCGGACGGAGACGAGCTCGAAGAGATTTTGGGTGAGCCGGAAGAGGAGCTCTGATGCCGTTTCCGAGCGACGAAGAGATTAGGGACCTTGTTGAAGCTCTCAACCTAGACGAGTTATACGAGCTTATCGACCTTATTGCATTCGATGCAATAGAGAGAATTCCTGTTAAAGACCTGAGCCATAACGACATTATAGAGCTCGAGGAGTTGGTAGCACGGGAGATTGTGAGACAGCTCGGTCCTGTCGAAGAAGAGGAGGAAGAATAGTGGCTTTCGAAGACGACCTCGCTGACGCAAAACTGGATGTCGACAACCTAACCCGATCGCTATCGCGTTTGATCCAGAAGGTTCGCCCAATTCAACTCATAATAGGACTCGAACCTTGGCTTACGGAGAGAGCACTAAACGAGCTTATAATGGCTTACAGAGATGCCGTACACGTACGGGTAGCCCTAGAGCAGTTTGAACGGCACGGACTCCACGAGGATGTGACGGACGCTGTGCGCTGGCACGAGAAAAGAGAGGAGAAATTCTAATGTACGGACAAATCACCTACGACTCAGGGGCACTTCCCGAACCCGTGCCTTATTGGATGACCGTGTACCCGACCTCGGAAGGGCCGATTGTAGGGGCATCGCCCGCACCTGGCGCACCTCCTGTACAAACAATCCCCGTGACGCAGGATCTCTCAATCTCGTCAAACACACCTCCGCCGGCTCCGCCTCCTTCGAGACTTAGTCCGGGAGCGAAGGCTGCAATTACCGCGGTTGCAATGGTTTTTGGTACTGCTCTACTATTCCCGATAAGGAGAAGGAGGTAAAATGTTCGCCCAAGCGAGTTTCGAACAGCAAGTTCCTGCGGGGCTCATGCCGTATTATGAGTCCATTTTTCCGACGCCCGTAACCCCGGCGAGCGCTCCCGAAACGCTCTGGCCCGCGCCGGAATCGGGTGTTGCGCAAATAAGCCCGAGTGCGCAGACTTATTCGTCAGGGCCGCTCCCTTCAGAGCTCATGCCCTTTTACAAGAACGTGCAATGGGGGCAGGGGTTTAGTGATTATCCGCTCGGCCTCACCGGCACAACGTGGCTTATGATTCTCGCTGCTGCAGGCGGTGCGTGGTGGTTTATGGGGAAGAGGAAAAGGAGGGCATAGTTGTGCGTAGAGGATTTGGACAAGAAGCCCCTTCGATCTGGACTAATGCAGTGCCGGACGAGGGGACGAAAGCAGCGCAGATGAAGGTGCTTAAAGCAACTGGGGGCATTATGCTCTTGCTCGCGGTTTGGTGGGCTGCGTTGAAGTGGTGAGGTGAGGTGAGATGCGTGAAGACTACAAATACATCGACAAGGCAACCTCGATTTGCCTTACGACGACGAGCCTCGGAGACCGGTTCGTAGAGAGAGCGTCCGACGCAGAGACCGTAAGCGGTCTAGGCGACTTACTCAATGCAATACAGAACGAGTACTTCCTCCTTCCGAGCAACATGCCTATAGATAACTGGTGGAGTAGCTATAAGTTACAATATAGGAAAGCTAACGGGGTCAGCTCGCCAACGACGCTTCAGGATTTCGAGCGCGCGCTCTTGAAGGGCCTTATGACCGTGCGTAAGGTGATTTGGGACTAATAGGCTGCTGCGGATAGTGCGGAGGTAGACTCTAAATGCTCTGGGCCTTCGTCCTGAACTCAGAAATAGACCGCGATTACCAAGAAGGAGGAGAGTTAGGGAACGCTGAAGGGATTCTGGTCGATGCTCCTACCTTAGACGAGGCGATTCAAATGTACTTAGCGTACGATAAAGTGTTGGAGGAAGAGGACTTAATTATGATGCTTGAAGGTGGGGATATGATTGTGTTTCGTGTTAACAACGTGCTACAGCTGTAAGAGTAAGGAGGCCCCTATGCACCATCTCCGACGCAACGCAGCACCCCCTAAGATTCGAGACACAATAAGCCTCCTAAGAAACGCAATCCGCCGCCTCGAAGACGGAGAGTATGAGGCTGCGACCTGGCGACTCGCAGACGCTCTCGGGGACCTGGGTGAGGATCTGCACGAAATGGTTCCGGGCAAGGATTTTATGGGGGTTGACTATCCAACAGGGCGTGGGTACATGATTGTGGTTCGCGGTCCGTGGAGGACGTTTCGTTAGCGATGCCCGTACGTACTGTCAGCGAGCTCCTCGAGCTATACGCTACTCGAAGGTGGATCGCAATCGACGAGCTATACCGTATCGCCCTACGTGATGACTTAGTCCGGGACGTACACGACTTCAATAAGCTTATGTCGAGATACTTATCTCTCCGTACAGAAACGCGCGGAGGATACTTGATCTATCTCGAGCTCCCCTTCGAGCCGACCCTCACCGACGTTAGAGTGCGTGGAGATAGGATAGGGAGTGTTCGCGTGACAGATGTTAAGGAGAAAGGGATAGGTTAGCGATGCCCACCTCCATCACGGGAATAATTGGTATTGAGTGGGAGCCGCAGCTTCACCTCGTGAGGTTTGAAGGGCACGCGGTCTTTGTGCGGCCTACGAGCAAGGATTTTATACACACTAGCCACGTACCATCGCCAGGCATGATTAAGCTTCTTATCCCGACCGATATCGTACCTGACAGATCAGCACACGGCTCAATGTATCTCGACTCCAACGGCAACCTCGAAGTGCGAAGCAATCCCGTGACGATTGAGGGCCTCGCCGATGAGATCCGCCGCTGTTACGAGATTCTCCAATGGGTGATTAAGCGCATCGCAGAAGCCGTAGGGCCGACCTACGTATTGCTCCCTAAGACAGCTCTAACGGGTGATGATAGCGGACCAAATAAGCACATCAACCTCTCAGCAGATATTCGCTCTAACCCCTACCGCTCGAAGGTACAACTCAAACGCGCGTGGGGAGGGGGAAGGAGACTTCACCTTACCGCCCCTTATAATTTCCGCGACTATACGGGGCTCATGGAGGTGTATAGGAACGCTTACGCCGAGGCGTGGTCCGAGCTCATGGAGAAATTCCCGCGGATCGGGAAGAAGGCAACGCTCCAGGCGACCACGCTCTCTGAGGAGATGGACCTCAACAAACTCCTCTCCCGTATTGCTGCCTACGCCGCTGCGGATTATATAGAGCGCTGGGCTGACGAGCATCCGATGACAAAGCCCCTTGTGTTGGGGTATTCTATGACGGGAGAGGAGTTTGTTTCGGTGAGGCATCTTTTTTGAATGGAGGAGTAATGGACTACACATCTCTCATCACGGCCAAAGCAACCCAATACTCCCTTCCTCCCGAGCTCATCACCGCAATCGCGCTCGAAGAGAGCTCTATGAACCCCTGGGAAGCGAGATTCGAACCCGCCTTCCTATCCCGCTACATCCGCCCTAACGTCCAACACTGGGGCACGTGCTCACTCGAGACAGAGCGCAATTTCCGCGCGACGAGTTTCGGCCTCATGCAGATCATGGGAGAAGACGCACGGGAGAAGGGCTTCACGGGACCATTCCTAACGCAGCTCTGCGACCCCGAGACGGGACTCGATTACGGATGTAAGGAGCTCGCTTACCTACGTGATCACTACTTCGCGGAGTTTGGTTGGGATGGGGTTATAGCTGCGTATAATGAGGGCTCGCCGAGGAAGAATCCCGATGGGACGTGGGCGAGTCAGGCGTATGTGGATAGTGTTAAGGCGAAGATGACGACGCCGGCTTAGGTATGCCATTTCCCCTTCGTAAGCACAAAATGCCATCCACAATGCTCTGTCCTATGCCAAATCGAGGGCTCTATCGACATATCCGGCTCCCCAACACCAACCGCCTTCCATCTCGCATCGAGACGAATCGGCTCTCCGCACCCACAAATTACGTATAGGTCGCCGTCGTAATACCGAAGCACATTCCCCGGTCGCCAAGGGGCGTTGTTGGGGCTTCTGTAGTGCACGAGACCGCCTCGCGCGACTTCACCCAACCACCTATACTCAGTGGGCATTTCCTTCCAAGTACTCATTACCCCTCCATCCAATCCTCAATACGCGCAACAAGCGCCTCTTGTACCGCGATAACCGCGCGGTACGCGGCCATCGTAGTCACGACACTACACGGCGCCCGATTCGCAGCCATCCATTTAAAAAGGGTTTCGCTGAAGAGCTGCGTGGCCTCGAGCGCCAAACGCTCAGTAGCTTCTTCAGAGTGATCGTGTCCGGTGTGGTCTTCTTTAGGCACTCGTTTTCTCTCCATTCCATTCATTGTTCCCTAATAAGTAGATCTGAAACGCGGTGCCTATGTCCGGATCGCACTTGAAATCGAGCTGTATGAAATTCGGAGACCACGGCCCGCTCGACTTGAACTTCTTCGGTACGGGCCACTTTGCTGGGTTGTTTAAGGGGCCGAAGAGTAGTTGGTAGGGTACGGGCTCCAGAGAGAAAAACTCTGCAGCGTTCAGGTTCGCTCCTACCTTTACTCTCAGCGTACTCTCACCCTCAATCTCGTCCTCGAAGAAGTGTATGGCGCCCGCGATGCAGATGAAGTGATATTCGCGACGCATCTGTATCTGCTCGCTGTGGTCTTGTCCGGGCGAGAGTCTTATCACGGAGCTTTGGTATATGAAAGGCTGGAAGCCCTCACTCATTCGGGTTGCCTTTCTCGAGACGGGCGATCTCGCGGTTGATATACCAGACCGCTTTCTTTAGGTCTTCGAGTCCGTTCTTGTGGCCGGCGCGCCACACGTACTTGATTGCGTTACCGAGGTTGAAGCTCATATGCTCGACAACATCAATACACTCAACCCCTGAAGGGTGAAGGTTATAGTGCTCGGGGTGGTTAACGTGGTCTGGGGTACGTCGTTTCTCCATTAGGGCCTCCCATTTAGTACGCGAACCTTTGCGCCGTAGAAGTAAAGCTCGAATGTCAATCCTATATCCGGGTCGCCGGTGATATCCGTTATTACACTCGATGCAGCCCTGAACAAACGCGGCACGGGCCAAGCACGAGGTGCTTCTATAGTACCGAAGAGAACCGCGGCAGGCATGCGTGGAGTGTTGCTCAGGGCGCGCCCGCATGATTGGTCGAAGATATACGCGTTGAGGGTGTCTACCTCCTCCTCGAGGAAGTGAAGTGCTGCGCCGTAGCAGAGGAAGTCGACGTCGCTTTCGATACGCGTCTCGACCCGGTTCGAGAATGCTCCGGGGTAGATCTCTATGACAGGACTCTTATATATGAAAGTCCCGAGATAGCTCTCGATCTTATACGGCATAACCGAAGACCACACTACGCCTTCCTCCCGCGGAGAAACTCTGCAATCATCACACGGATATTCTCCACCGCAGCGTTGTGGTCGGCAAGGTCCTTATACTCGAAATGGTCCATCTTCGACTCGTGGGCGAGGATTGAGAGGATGAGGCGTTCTGCTAGGGCCAAGCGTTCCTTTAAGCGCTCGATCTCCTCCATTACACAGGTCTCCACATCAAGCCATCGAGCGCAATATACAACCCAACAGCATACGCCAAGTCCACGTCGCAGTCAACTCGGAGCTGGAAGAACTCGTAGGGGTTGATAAGGATCGGGGTTTGGAGCTTGTGCGAGAACCGTCGGTAGCGCGGGTTGAGATGAAGATCCTTTACATTCCTCGGCAAAGTACTCGCAGGGCGGAGGTTTGCAACATACATAGGGCAAAGATGTTGCATCACGAAATAGAGCATGTTCTTATCTACCACCCTAAACTCGCCGAAGAGGTTATTGTACACGTCGAGGTAGTCGCTGAGTGTTGCGGCCGTGATTACAATTACTAAGGTCTGAAACTCGAACTTTCTCGACGGCATCACATTCGCTTGGTCGAGGTTAGTGTCGTGGAGAGTCGATACCCGACCGAGCTCTGGGATGTGCTGTCCCCTTGCGTAGCCGAATGCGTAATTCGCAAAGCCCGGTGTGTGTGCGGGGATCGTGATGCGTGTGTAGACGGGTTGGTGGATTACTTCAGGGTTAGGGTTGCGCCGCCACGCACGCTCCTCTAGAGGGTCCTTCCTCTCAGGTTGCCAAGGCCAGTCAGTCACTCCCACCTCCTTTAAACCCGGGACGCCACTCTTTCATCCCCACGAGATAGGTTGGAACCCCGATCATCTCCCTAAAACACCCCAAACACAGAGTGTGTTCTGGGTGCTTATACTTCTGCACCACACCACACCCCGAACACGTACGCCGTCCTACAGGGTAAGCACGACCACGGGGTTTGTGTCGGCGATCAATAATCTCGAAGACGTACGCTGCAGAACAGCACACTCTCAACTCCTCGTGTCGTTTAATCTCTACCTCCGGCGCGCAGTACGAGTTTACGTAGGGGCCGCGGGAACCGGTTAGCAAGCGCACATTGCCCCTATAAAGCACGTGCAGTCTACAAGGGCCATCAAACTCAACCCGTAAGATCCTTATCCTCCTATAACGACACGGCCGGTTCTTAGTGTCGAGAAACCCTAGCTCTTCGCACCGGGAATAGACACGCTCGTATAAGGGTTGCCAGAGGTCCTCGATTTTACTAGGGATTCCGCGCACTATCGCTACGAGGGCGTTTTGCATAAACTCGAAAGCGGGGTTGCGGTGCTTCGTCACTCTGCGTCGTCGCGCCTTTACGAGGAATTTTTGACTATGGCGTTTCATCTCACAACTCCGTGATAGGTCTTTATCCCGAGCATCTCTACAAAACACTCTTTACACAACGTGTGCTCCTCATCCCACCTTTTCTCTTGCACCACGCCGCATCCTGAGCACACAAGAAGATCCTTAGCGCTCCACCCTCTCTCGGGATCGATCGCAAAAGTGTAAACGGCGGAACAACACACTCTAAGCACTTGGTGTTGCGCGACGTCGAACCCTAGGTAAAGGAAAGGACCCCTATCCACTGGACAAGTCGCTTCGACTCGATCGTCAACGTAGAGCGCGTGTACGATGCAATCGCCGTCAAACACTATTGAGTTGAGTCTTATCATCCTATACTGACAGGGCCTGTTCTTTGAGTCGAGGAAACCTTTCTCCTCGCCCCAATGTACCGAAAAGGTAGCTGTGGCAAAGCTCATTAAAGGGGGCATCGAGGTTCGAACGCTGCTTGTAGAGAGAAAGAAGAAAGGTTGGCCGTGATGCATACTAAACCCCTCTAAACTTAGAATCTCTTTGTATATCGCAGTTATGAAAGGATTTGAAGCGCTCTAGTCGCTCTTTTGAACCAAAATCACATCTCGCCAAAAAGGTACTTAGCTCTCGCACAAAGTGGATCCTTACACACTCTCCACTCCACCCTCTTATCATGATAGCGTTCGTGGAAGTGCATAGCGAGCTCTACAGCACTCACTCTCAAGAGGTGGATCTTCTTTATCGTCTCGTCGAAGGTCACTCCCCGTCCTTCCCGTGGTTGAGGCGCTGATACATTTTATCGATCGAAGCGCTCAACACGTCCTCGAGCCTAATCCCCACTTCGTTCGCAACCCGGGCCATGTAATACAAAACGTCACCAAGTTCGCTCTGGAGCTTAGCCTTACGGCCTTTATCAAAGTGCCCCTTCGAGTAGCGCAAGGCCTTTTTAATCTCCTCAGCACACTCCCCTGCCTCGCCCGCAAGTCCGAGGCCGCAATACGCAATCCCCGTTGAGTCGGGAAAGTTCCATCTCTGATTAAGCACATCACCGACCTGATCTTGGTACTCCTGAATCGTCATCGCTCCTCCCTAATCTTCATGAGTAGCTTTCCTAACACATTTTCCCCAACCCCATTACACACCCCCCCAAAACTTATCCCCCCAATTATTCCCCTCGATTAGCGTTCGCGGGCGGGTTGCAACAAGCAAAACGTGTAAGGGCCTTCCCGGGGCAAACTTCTGCCTAAGCAACTCTTCCATCACCCCGACCTTAACCTCGTCCCAATCCTCCCTGATCCCGAGCGCTTTGCCTAGACGCTTTGCTTCACTCGGAAACCTCGCCTTCCTAATCTTTAGCTTCTGATCCCAATCCCTAAACTTCGCTGCCTGATACGCATGCTCCACAGTCCGGAACTTAAGCCCATCGCACAGCACTTCAGAGGGGTAGAAATTGCTCAGGAACCTAAACGCCCCCCTGAACTCCGTGACATCACTCCTTAGCACACAACACCCTTCCCTTCTCATCAATATGAATCCTATTCCACACATTCCCCTTCTCATAATACCCAAACGCAAAGCTCGGTGAAGCCGGAGGCCCATTCTTCCACACCTCGAAGCCGAAGATAAATAGGGCCGTTACAACTACAGTAGAGAGTATTGTGAGGATTAGCTTAGCTGTTGGATTCATCTCTTATGCCCTCCTATAACAAAGTTCACCTCTCTACTGAACTAAGAAATGTTAGTTCAATTCCTAATAGGATTAAAAGCTCGTGAAACTTGTTAGCGGGGATGAGCGCACCATGACCTATCCGCTTGGGGGTTTTTGCGAAAGTTTACCTTCCTTGCACCCTTCGAGCTATTGCAGGTGCGGCAAAGAGGCTGAAGATTGGACTCGATCCACAACCCTCCGGCGCTCGGCGGAACTATATGATCTGCGTAGAGCGTCGTATCAGGAGGCTGCTTCCAGCAACAGAGACATTTATTCCCCAACGAGTCTACGAGGGCCTGCCACCTCTCGGGATCTATCCATCCGTCACGAGTCGCGCGTTTGCGATCTTCTTCTATCCATCCTAGTTCACTCTGATCCCAATCAGGAGCCCCTGTTAAGAGAGCTATCCAGATCCACTCTTGCTCGGTCCAAGACTGATCCCAAATCTCCTGATGCTTTAGCGGGTCTTCTATAGGCTGCGCGTAGCCTTGTGTTACGTTGATTGGACTGTGTCGAAGGAGAGCTCTAGCTTGCATCTCGTTTGCAGAAGGAAGCCGCCCTAGTCTTACCGCACAACAATGACGTAGCGCGTGTGTTCCGAGTTTCGGATCGAGGCCTACTTCTTTGGCGACCCTTTTAAACTCGTCCCATAGGGTTGGGTACTCGAAGTCGAAGTATCTTCCTTCCGTGTCTACTTTTATACTCCTTAGCCTCCTTAGTATGTCAGGACGCACAAACACGTCGTGCACTGGTCGTTCTACTTGTTTTAGCGTGCGCACGGCAAGTACTCCGCGGTCGAAGTCAAAGTCCTTCGGTCCGATATAGAGGGCTTCTCTAGCACGGAGTCCGCAGCTCTGCATAAGATCGAAGATCATCCGGAACTTATACTCCTTCACAGCCCGCCAGAATCTCGGCCACTGCTCAGGATAGAGTATTCTCTCTCTAGGTGACCACTTCGCGCGATCTGGATACACATACCACGCTTTCTTGCGTTTGTTGCGTTTACCGTCTTCTCCCTTCTTACGCTTCTCCATATAAGGTTGGACTACTTCATTAACGCATTGTAGACACCTACTCACTCCGGGAGTGAACTGTTCCGGAGGTTTCTCCTGGCTGCATCGTGTGCACTTCTTGAGTCCGTCCTTATTATAAACCACCAAAGTCTCACGCGGAGTCCAGAGTCTTGGTTGCTGTTCCCAGCTTTTCTTTAGGAGTTCGTTCATAAGCTCGAAGTTAGGCCACACTGGCTCGCGTGATCTGAGCCGAAGGAGAGCGGAAAACTCGGGCTCTCGTGCACCGATGCTGTAGAGGCGCAGGCCGAAGGTGTAGCGGAGCGACGCCATACTCAGACCATCCGTGTCCGGCTTTTCCTCGTTAGGATACTCCTCTGTGACTTTCTCGAGAGCAGACTTTCCGGCAGCTACTGCCTCTCTAAAAACCTTACGGGCTATCTGGGGCTTTATATCGATGGACCCCTTCCTTTCCTCCAAAGCGATTAGCAAATCCGCACGCACGAGCATGATTAGGGTTCTCTCTTCCCCGCGATCTGTATTCTTTACCGTTACGGTACCTCGAGAAAAATCAAAACTCTCGGCTCTGAGAGCGAGCGCTTCTGTGGGGCGTAATCCGCAACTCTGCAGTAAGTCAAAAAGGAGGAGCGCTTCCTTATTTGTTACGTGCTGTAAAAGAATAGGCCACTGCTCAGGATAGAGACGCTGCTTACCGCGCTCTCTACGAGTAGACCGGCGTCCTCGCACATAGCTTCTTCTGCACTCTTTACACCAATTACCGGGCCCGACGTAGAAATCTCCGGCGCCCTTTTCGAGTCCACACTTACTACACTTCCTCTTTTCCTCTTGCATATCTCCTTCCCCACTCCGTGACCTCATAGCCGCGCCACCCACGCTTCCCCGGCTCCGCGTATTTTACGCATCCCCAATGATGAAGCACCTGCATCCTGCGACCACACTGCTCCGTCGGTATACCGAGTTTTGTGTGTAGGTCGCGGGGAAATATCGGCGGCTTCCAAGTTACGATTGCTTGCATTATCTCGCGAGCAGTTATTCCACCTTCTTTCGTTTCTCCCCTCATTTTACGACACCTTCCTCCTGCGATACGCAATCGCCCCGGTTGCCGACCTCTCCATCACCATAAGGCCGCTCTCAATAAGCGTCTGCACGACCCTCTTAATCACAGCCGCGTCCCCAACAACCGCCGCGTTCCGCCTCACGAGGTCTGTGTGGGAGAGGTGTCCCCCGGCACGATCGAGTTGCTCTAACACCCGGATTTGATACCGTCCCATGTCGCTCGCTTCAATCTCGTCGTAGAGGTAGGGAAGCCCCTTCTCGGCCTCCTCGAGACGTGCTAGGGCTTCTTCGAATGCGCGGACGCTAAACTCACACCGACGTGAGCGGGCGATAGACGTGATCATTGCAAGGCGGAGGAGGTGGTCGGGTTTCCTTTCGTAGTAGGCGCGTAGCTTCGACGAGGCCTCTTTTCCCATCATCGCTTTGTGGTCGTAGTAGAATGATATATACCAATCCCGCGCCGGTCTCCCCATTACCATTTCCCCTCGGAGGAGGGAAAGGTCGTAGAGGCTGTTGAGCACTTCCTTCTCGAGCACTCGGTCCTTCCACATGAAGGGCACGGCCATATTGCTCCCGGCGGAGTACACGCAGATAAACCGGGCCAGGAAACCCGATTTAAGGGCGAGGGCGGGTACTGCCTCGTAGAGGAGGTCGTTTGCAGTCGCCCCGAGAAAGCTCACTGCGACGTTGCGAAGCTCAACGCGCCCTCCTCCTCGGGTTTGAGTCACCCACTTCTCTGGGAAGTCAGCAAGACGGAGCATGAAGTTTACCATCGCCTCGTTATATGAGCGCTTGTCTAAGAACCCCACGAGCTCTGGTGCGTAGATCAGGCCTTGCGATTCGATGTGCCCTGATTCATCAGCCTCGCCTAGCGCGTCCGCAAGCGCCTCGGGGGTGATGCGGTCTGCTAAGATCCGAACGCCCTCAATCTTCGAGACGATGTTGTGAGCAATAGTCGCAGCAGACGTTTTCTTAGTCCCGGAGGGGGCTACGACAAGTGTCCAGAGCGTAGGGTAGGTCGCAAAATACTCCTGTTGGAAGGAAACGTTGCGTCGTAGCGCTGCTCCGAGAATTGTAGCCCCCGCCCACCAGTGAAATTGTTTCGGTGCTTCCGTATTGCCTGCGTAGGCAACGTACTGCTCCAACCAGCTCACGCACCCCTCGTAAATGCTTCCGGCGCACGCGCTACACTCTGCATCCACCCACGGAAAACCCCTATGTTAAAGGAGAGCAGTCCTGGGTCGAGTGCCTGGTTCCAATCGGGCCGTGCGTAAGCCTTTCGCCCTAGGTCTTCGAGCTGCTTTCCCGCGAAAGCTGCGGATGCGGGTTTCGAGGTGTCGATGGTGACCTCGTCCACCTCTTCGAGGTATGAGACGCACGCTGCGAGCTCTTCGAGAGTACGGAAGCCGAAGAGGTGGTGACGTCGGGAGGTGTCCACGCCCGCGCTCCTCGCGCTGTGTCGGAGTATTCGAAGCGCTTCTCTCCTATCCGACCCAAACGCCCAGCAGTACATGTCGACGCGCGGGTCCTTAGCATAATACTCATAACACTCCACGAGCTCCTTGGCGTCGCTCCCCACTACAACCGCGGCGAGACGGTATTTAGGGCTTGCGAATTTCTCCATGAACGGTTCATACAGCTCGAGGGTTTTCTTCTTATCCCCGAGCACGTCGGGAGCGACAACATAATCCGCGCGTACGAGATCTGCAGCAGCTAACAGCTCGTCGGAGGACTGCGGCGCGCCATCTTCGAAGAAGCCGTTATCGAGAATGAGAAGGCGCCCTGCGGCGCGTCGGGCAAACATCCCTGCGTAGAATTTATTCTTAAGCACCATCGATGCGATCGCAAAATCATAGTCTGTGATGCGTTGCGTGTACTCAATGTACTGTGTTGGGGTCTCGTGAGCTATCCGTATTTTCATCTCCGCTTCTCCAAAGTTTCCCGGGCTAACACGCACGCAGGAGCGTGACAGTCCTCAAAGTGCGGTATGACGTGTCCCGCTTGTTGATAGGCGTTGTGGAGGTCTTTGTGGTTGCGCGTCGCGACCTCACGGAGCGCCTCGACGAGCTCGGCCTCGCGTCGCGATGCCGTCGCCATAAAGTGGTCGGTCGCAATCTCCAGCGCACCCGTGTAGAAGTCGCCTAAGCCGATTTCTCTTCGCTCGAGCTTTCCGACGAGCTCTTCGATCCTTGTGCCTCCCCAGCTTTTTGCGCTAGGTGGAATCGTAATAGCCTCTCCTCCGCCCTTATCCATGCTTCTTCCTCCGTGCTGGCGTTCCCCCAAATCCCCGCGATCGGCCCTTCCGTGATATGGATCTCGAACTCCGCTTTTATCTCGTCGGTTTTGATAGGGTCTTCTAGGTGTCCGCTATACTTTACCTTTACGGGAAGACATATCGCGCTCGATTCCATATTTAATACGTTTTCCTTCGGTGTCATGATCTCCTCCTACAAATCCGCATACTCCGGATCGAACTGCGCCCAATTCTGCACCACTTTAGTCTCCACGGGGAATGAGTACCCACTAAGCTCGGGGCACTTCTCCTCGAGCACTTGCTTCAAGACCACCGCGTGCTCTTGCCCTCGGGACTCCTCAACCTCATACGCGACAAAGTCGTGCACCTGGAGAACCGGCGGGATCCTAATCTCTCGATCGAGCTTGATCATCCGGTCGCTAATGAGATCCGCGCCCCCACCCTGCATCGGGAAGTTATAGCCCTGACGAATCGCGCTCTGTATCTCCCCGAAAAAGAGGCGCCGCCTTCCAAACGCGTTTACGAGTCTCCGCTTCGTCCGGACATTGTTCTCGAGTACTGTTCGGAAGGCGCGGATTGCAGGGTGCGCAGCAAAGAACCTCGAGGTCATTGTCTTCACAACACTCATCGGCACACCTTCGGGGATATCACGACACAGGTTCGTATGGAGGGTGTCGTCATCCGCCCCGTACATAAGGCCGTAGAGGAACATCTTCGCGATGACCCGTTGGAGTTTTGTGACCGGCGAGCCCTGCTCGAGACCAAACAACACCCAGGCATTGGTGTTGTGGATATCCCACCCGTTTGCGAAAGCCTCGAGGAGAGGCGCGTCGTTAGCGAGGACTGCGAGGATCCGGATCTCGAGCTGAGAGTAGTCCGCCCCCACGAGTACAAACCCCGGCGGCGCACAATACACGCTCCTACACACCCCTGCGGGATGGTTTTGGAAGTTAGGGCGCCGACAGGCTAAGCGCCCGGTCGTGGGACCGATCTTGAAGGAGGGGTGAACCCGGCTATCCTCCTCGGGGATTGCGTGGAGGAGAAACGTGGAGATGATCTTCTTCTTCGCCCTAATATCGAGCCCCATGTTTATTGCGGGCGCGACGTCTGGGTACTCGCGCAACACCCGTTTCAGCGTCTCCTCATCCGCCTGCCAGCGTCCGGAGTCCCCGCGACGCGAGCCGCGCAGCCCTAATTCTCCGAAGAGGAAATCCCCAAACTCCGCACCATTCACGTTCATCGGCCGTCCGACGAGATCCGCGAATTTATGCTCGAGTTCTTCGATCTCTGCTTCGACGGTTGTTACGGCCGCGTTGCGCTTCGCAGTGTCGACGAAGATGCCCTTCCGGTTCATCTTGACGATGATCTGTGCCATGGGCTGCACAATCCGGAAGTAGAACTCGCTCAGGCCGTCGGTCTCGAGCTCCCTTAATAAAGGCTCGGCGGAGAGCACCGTCGACAACGCATCCCGACAGTTATACGTGAGTAGGGTTAGGTCGTCGCTCATTTTTCATACTCCTCGGCGATCTCATCCCTCATGTCCTTATGGTAGGGCATATTATTATAAATACTCTGCACAAAGGCTAACGAATGCGGGAGCTCTGCATACCCGAGGTGGTGCATGTATTGGTCGTCGGCGAACCAATTCACGACCTCAAAGCCCGTCTCCTCGAGGACGCTCACATCGAAAATCCCGTTGTGAAACACCTTCCTCGCGGGACTCTCGAGCGCCTCGATAATAAACATCAAATTCTCATCGGTATCCGCAGCAACCGCAATCGCGAGATCGGGAAACGCGAACGCTATCGTACGGAGTTGTGCACTTCTCCACGTGTCAACATACGTCGTTTCAATATCCACGCCGACGAGGACGTCAGGTTCTTCGAGGCGCTCTAGGAACGCCATCATATCATCAGCGGTGGGATACAGCACAAAGTTCTCGACGACCTCCTCAAAACTCCCATCCAATATCCTCCGCGCCTTACGCAAGTCATTTATCACGACCTGAGGCGGGAGCACCTTCGTCTCGTCTTGCTTCGCTTGTACGAACGTGCCGCGGAGGAGAAATGCCGGGTGGAGGGTCGCAACATAAAGCTGCCCTGAGGGGAGTCTGTACACAGAGCCCCGGCGTTGCGTAATCCGGTCGAGTCGCATAAACGCGCGGAGAGGCGTCGCCCCAAAACCCACTATCACCTCGACGCCCGAGGTATCCTCGGCGAGGATCTCAGAACAACAACCGATTGCGATGTCGAGTTGGTAATCGTTTGGGAGCTTATTCCCCTGCGGCTGACACTTAAGCACATTCGTCACGACACACTCCGAGCGCCGAATCCCCGCAGCAGCAATGAGCTGGTCCATAAGGATTCCCGAGCGCCCGACAAACGGCCTGCGCAACGTCACCTCCTTCTCCCCGGGCGCCTCGCCCACGAGAGCAATGCGCGCAGTGTCCGGCTTCTCGGCGCTCACGTGGTACTTGTCGACGCGCTCAAGTAACGGACACTTCTCGCACTTCGATGACGGATACGCGGCTGGATGCCTCACGCAGCCCCTCTTGCAAGCTTCACGAGGCTAATAAACCTATCCTGGGCGTGCTGCGTGTGGAAAACTCCTCGTGTGTCGATTGTAATCGTCTCGGCCTCACTTTGCTTTGCGCCGCGGATCGAAGCACACAAATGCCACCCCTTAAGGAGGAGCATCGCGCCCTTATTCGGCACTTGCTTCTCGAACTCATCGAGAAACGCTCCGCCCATCTCCTCTTGGAGTCCCGTTCTACTACACACCCATTGCAGGAGACGCCCGGGTTTGCTAATCCCTACCACCCTCTCACCCGGCGTGTACGCAAAGAACGCCTCCACGAGATACGGGAAGAGGTGGTGTGGACATAAACTCGTGCTTTTCAGAGGCCCGAAGAACACAATGTCCGACGAGCTCTTGGTCTCGAAGGTCCTAAGCGACGGCGCTGCAACTCCCTGCCCCCCTACAATCTCATAAAGCGCGTTCAAAAACCGCTCGGGCGTTTCCGTGTAAATCCCGTCCGAATCCGGAACGTGAAAAAACTCGAGTAGTGACGAGACTGCTTTCTTAGCCTGCTCCTTATCAATAATCCCCTTCATTTTCCTCCCCGTAGTGTCGCTTCGTCGATAATAATCCTAATCACCGGTGCCATACCCCGCGAAAGCTCCCGCTGCATAACGCTAAACACAATCCTCCCGAACGTCTCCCATTGTTTAAGGAAAGGGTCCTCAAACTGCACGTAGGACTGCCCCTTAAATATCAAACGCGGAGGGAGCGGGCTTACGATCTTAATCTCTACCTGAGTTGGGTTTTCAGAAGATTCCATTTATCCGCTCTTCCGTTTACCTTTCTTTAAGTTTATACTCTGTAACAGTTCAACACAAAGCTCTCGTGTTTGGCGCGCTTCGTCCGAGAGCCCTTTACTAGGCGTCCCTACAGTGTTTAGGAAGATCCCCATAATCTCGGCGTGCTCTCTCTTTACTATTAATAGTGGATACATAGCTGCCAGAAACCACCGTGCTTCGGCAGCATTGCTTATATACCAACGCAAGATGTTGCAGTTTTTCGATTTATACGATCTGAGATGCCCTCCGAACATCTTGTATAACTCTTCTATGATAGGGTTATACGCCATACCTAGCGAAATACGGAAGGCCCAATTACCTGCGGGGCCGTTGTTCGTCCGGATTTTGGAGATACAAAAGTTACCTTCTCCGTCGAAGAGACCGGCGATATATCTATAGTCCAACATACTACCTTACGCCAAGAATTTTATGTACCTGAACAGAAACTCTCCAGCGTCCCGTCTTTACCGCGTGTTCGACACACAAACGGTTATTATCGGAATTGAAACCCTCGAGCGACCTAGCCCCAGGGCTAAGATTCTTTCCGTGGCGGATTTGCTCGAAATTATCATTCCAGGGGTGTAGGTACCACTCAGCCTTCGCTCCCGCAAACTTAGCGCGGAAGGCTTCGGCCTCCTCAATGTCCTCCGCGCACGTAATCGGCATCTTAATCTCGTCGGCGCGAATTACCGATTCGTAGAGCGGCTCCATATACTTAAGCTTAGGACTCACGCACACCCAAGTGAAGAACTCGTGGATTTTCTGTGTGCCGTTGGTTTGCAGATGAGCTTGGTATCCCCTTTCCACCAGCTCAATTAGTAGCGCGTCGAGATTTTGCAGCGTCGGCTCGCCCCCTGTTATCACCACGATAGGGATTTTGGTGTTAAGGCGCTTTATAATCTCGGCCACTGTCATCTCCATCACGGGGTTGTTAAATTCCGAGTCGCATTTCATACACGCTAGATTACACCGCGCGAGTCGTACGAAAGTGGCCGGCCTTCCGGTATGCACCCCCTCGCCCTGAATCGTATCAAACACCTCATTAACGGCTATCATTGCCATTTCTCCTCGCTTTCGCTATGTGATCGTAAACGTGCGTCATTTCCTCGGCGGAAAACTTGAGTGTATCCCACTGCTCCTTCGTACCCTCACACGCGCACCATCCTCCCGTGCGATGCGTCGCTTCCTTACTACCGTCCATGTAGAAGCCCTCAAACCCCGTAGGCCCTCCGTATAGTTGAAACGCATCGCGGCCGTCTACGGGCACTACCTTAAACGTGCACTTAACCCTACGCTCCTTCGAAGTATGACAGTCGGTCAGCACCCCAAACATCACCCCTTCAATTAACCCTCCCATCTCACCCGCCTCCCCCTTTTAGTAACTTCTCAACATCCACCCGCACACCAACCTCGAGCGTCTTCTCCAGGTCTACGAGCGCTAAATACACGTCCTCCGCCCGCGGTACGCTCTGATTCGACGCCCCCCTAAACACATTCTTCAGAAAGCTCACTATCCCTTTCACCCCTACCGTGCGCACCACCCCCACCGCTATATCCTCGGCTGCGAGCCAGGGGTTTACCTTTCCGTCCTCCATATCACCTCCCCTACCGAATAAGTGCTAAGAGCAACAGCACGAAGAACGCGGTGAGCCCAGCGGTCCAGCTCCCCATCCAGGCGCCGAAGCTTACTGACGCCGCAGCCACCAAAAACCCTTGAAGCATGTCCGCTAAGCTCACCATTCGTCCTCCTTCTCTTACCGTCCTTTCCTTGCTCCCGCTTTCGCTGCCCCTGCACCCACCGGAGGTGCCGACATATCCATCGACTGCCGGTTATCCGGGTCGATGTACGCGACAATCCGGTTCTGTTCGCCGTACTCCTCTGTCTTCTCAACACGAAGCACCGCTTTGAACGTGAGTCCGATTAGTTGATCGGAGTTGCCGAGACGCTGCTGCGGGAACTTTGTCGCACGCAGGATCTTTTTGAGCGTCGAGCGGCCCTGCAAAGGCACGTACGGATCGAAGACCTTCCGATTCACATACTCGCCTTCGATAACCGAGTACTCGAAGCCCAGGTATTGATTTTGTCTCTTGTCGAGCTGAATTTCCGAGACTTTGTCGATGCGTAGCGTATACTCGCCCGGTGGCAACGCGTCACTATCGGGCAATGTTTCCCAGTCCAAGTCCAGCACACTCATTACCCTACCTCCTCTTTAACTTCAAAGACGCTCCAATCATTGAGCGTCACACGGTTGACGATCTCTGCTGCTTCCACACGTGAAATGTTCGTGAGTCTCTTCTCGACTACGTCATTGGCAACACCCCCTTTCTCTGCGAGTTTCCTTATGAGCAGTAATTGATCCGGCCCCGCGCCTACCGTAGCTACCTCCCCTATATCCAGGGCCTCTTCTTCCGCCGGAGCGGGGATTGCTCCGTGTACGGAACCCAGTTTCGCGAGTACCGGGGCAAACATCTCCGCCGTCGGGTTGATGAAAACCTGCCCTTCAATCGCCCTCCACTTATCCTTCTCCACAAACGCGGCCCACTTCTTCTTCTTCACGTCCCCCTCCATCTTAACCATAATCGGGGGCTCGAACTTCGTATTCTTCTCACCCTCAGGCCGCTCACCCGTCTTCAGCGGCTCTCCGCCGTCCTGCGAGACCTGGAACTCGTCCATACCGCGCGCCACGATAAAGACGTGCATAGGTGCGTCGAGGAGTTCCCGGATCATCTTGCGGAAAGGCCCTTTTATAAAGGACCACGCTTGGAAGGGGAGTTTGCCGTTCTTCTCGATGAAGTACCACGCCTTACTCTGCTTCCGCCACTCTTGAAGAATATACTGATCCTTTAGGTCGTCCCACATTGTCGAAACTTGGTCGACAATTAAGCACGCATACTCCTTCTTAATTGCCTCGGGGATAGCTTGCGTGACTACAACCTTACACGAGCGCGTAGGCGCTACGGAAAACGGCGTCCCGTCGGGGTTTTTGAATATCGGGCGGTAAGGCTCAGATCCCCTCTCGGTGTCAACAATCCCCGTCTTCCCGAGCGCCGTCGCGACCTGCAGCGCGGTATACGTCTTCCCGGCCCCTGAGCCGCCATAGATCAATACCTTAAGATAGGCCTGCTGAACCTCTCCTGAGTCGTCAAATAAGTCTGCCATGCTTTCCTCCAAGGCCTCAAGGCCGAAAATAGGTCAAGTGGGGAGCTGTGCTAAGATACTAATCGCGGAAGGTGCTGTGCGGTGAGGACGACATTAATGTCTAAAAGGACTATCTGCATTTTACGCCGAGGGTGTTCCTACTATCTTTCTCAAAGCCCATACCCATCCCAACGGCCATCTATACGGCATAGTATGAAACCCGAGAGTGTACATTTCGCCCAAAGCACGGTCGATCGCCCATCCGTGTACTTTAACCCGATAATACGCACACACAATCCCCGTCCTATCCACCCCGTGTAGACAATGCACGTAGATAGGATGGTTTGCTACGTCCGTCATGAGCATTTTTGCTGTTTCCAACACTTCGCGCGTTGGGGGTCTCCAATCACTCAGCGGGAGGTGGAACGACCTTATCCCCCGCGATTCGAGCATCTCATCCTCTTCATATACCTCGTCGCGAAGCGCCTCATACCACCCGCTTTGCAAACTCAAACACGCCTTAATCCCGGCCTCCTTAAGGGCGTATACGTCCTTTACAGTCACCGGCCGCGGACCGCGCCACACTCCTGAATCAAGAGGGGTCATATGCAACGATCCTCCCTTTCCATTCGTGATATTCACTAGTCACTTCCCACGCTTCGCAGAAGAAGGAATCTCTGGGTATTTCTATTAGTTCCCGTGTCTCCCAATTCCCCATGTAAAACCGCGCCTTCTCCAAATTCACGTCGAGGAGTTTAGCGGTTGCGACGTGCTTCGGCCCTTGGAGTTCGGTGACCTGCTCGCCCTCATCATCAAACACCATTACCATTCCGTTCGACCAGAGGTATACAAACTTGATAGGTTCTTTCATCCCCCTACCTCCCTAGAGAAATCCCCAAAGTGCACACACACCACCTTAGTCGGATCGAAATGGCCCCTATGAATACCCTTCCACACCCTCTCAAACTCTTCCGGAGAGTCGGCCCCTTCTATCGCGTATAAGTGATCCCGCACAAACCCTAACGGGAGCCACGTCATATCGATCACCCTCGGATCGTTCCAGCTCCTCGTTCTCGTTGTTGCCCATTTCCTCCCCTGCGCAATACGCGCCTTCGACCACGGCGTGAAAGGCATCTCCTCCACCTACTTCACCCCCATCTTCTCGAATACCGCGTTTAGCTTCTTCATCTTCTCCCCGTCATTCCCGTCGACGTCCGGGTGGTGCTTCTTTGCCAACGCCCTAAACACCGTCTTCATATCATCTTGGGAGAGTATAGCGCGCAGCTCATCCCACGGCCCCTTATTCTTCCCAGTGCCCGACCTTTCCCAGTTATACCGCGCCCTCACCTCTGCCTCAATCTTCTCCCGCATACTCTTCTCCCACTCCACCTTGAGCTTACGCACTTCATCCGCGGTGAAGGTGGGCTGTCCGCGTTGCGGCTTCTGCTTCTTCTCCGCTTCGAAAGCCTCGACCGACTCGTCAACTATCACCTCCGCAAAGTAGTCCTGCGCAATCTCCACAATCGTCTCGAGATGGCGCGGATGACACTCCCAAACCTTGTCCTCATTATTCCACGCGCGATCGCCCTTGGGCAACTCGTTCTTGAGCGCATCGGCAAACCCCGGACGCCAAGGCGCCTTGATAATAACAATATCCTCATCCGCGTAGATATGCGCCTGCACCCTACCGCACCCCTAATCTTCGCTTCCGTTCTTCCTCGGTCTCGGGGCGGTGGGTACTTGCGAGCACTGCGGGGTTCTCGCCGTTGCAACAATAATCGTAAAACTCGCAAAACTTCCCGTAGCTCTGGCACTTCCCCGAGCCGTAGTAGTCGTTGTCGTGGCGCGTCCGGATTATATCCCGTGCAATGGAGATCGTCTCCCGTTCCCAACGAGCGACGTCGAAGGGCGTTGGCGAGAAGTATTGACGGTCAAACTTAGGCTCGGGGTTTTGGTTTTTACGCGGCTTGAACATCGCATCTACAACAACCCCACTAATCCTGAGCTCTGACTTCTTCCGCCACCCCCAATAATACTCGAGCGTTTGTCGATCGAGAAGGAACTTCCTCCAGAACGTCGCAGGCGGAAACCCCGTCGTCTTACTCTCCTTTACCCAAATTCCGCCCTCATACGACACGAGGCCGTCGGTGCGCATTCCAATTTGGACATCGTACTCCACACCGTCCACCGTGACTTCGGCGAGCGGCACCGTAAACTCTGTCTCCGTCGCAATAGGCACGAGGCGGTCGTTCTTATACCGGACAAAGTACTCCGATAAGATCAAATAAACATGCTCCGCAATCTCCCCTTCGACCGTTCCAACCTCTTTAAACGCGAGTTGGAGCGCCGCCGTCTCGTCCTTCTTCAAAGCCCAATCCGCGAGGGCTGCGTGCACGGCAGAGCCGATCAAGAGGTTCTCATCGCGATCGTGCTCAGTCCACCCGTCGCACTTGAGTTTATACTTCCTACGACACTGGAGGAAGTTATCAATCTCGTGGTTCCTAAGCACCAATCTCGTCGCCACTTCACGCCTCGTAGGTTGTAGGGTCCGTAACCCCCGCTAGTGTAAAAGCCTCCTTCCGCTCCGTACACGTTCCGCAGCGGCCACAATGCACACCCGCCTTCCCCTTATAGCAGCTGAAGGTAAGGTGAAACGGCGCGTCGAGCTTAACGCCGAGCTGCACAATCTCCGCCTTTGTGAGGTCGATAAAGGGGGTGTAAAGCGCGATTGGCTGCCAGTCGCAGAGGAGGAAAGCCCCTGACAATTCCTTCACATACTCCCTCCTACAATCCGGATAGATAGCATGGTCCCCGGCATGCGCGGCGTACGCCACCGCATCATAGCCCGTGCTAATTGCCCAAGCTGCGGCAATCGAGAGCATAATCATATTACGATTCGGCACCACCGTCAGCTTCATGCTCTCAGCCGCGTAATGCCCCTCGGGCACGTCTACCGCCTCATCCGTTTGCGAAGAGCCCTTTAGGAGATCCGTAATCGTTGTGAGGTCAACCCTCCTATACTCGACCCCCGCATTAATCGCGATACTCTGCGCGCTCTCCAACTCAACTCTATGTCTCTGCCCGTAATCAAACGACACGCACTTCACCTTATGTCTTGCAGCGCGCAGGGCGTAAAGCATCACCGTCGAATCCAAACCCCCGCTAAGCAGGCTCACCACCTTCATCCTTCTCCCCCTTCCACCTCTTAAACTCTTCCCTCTCCTCCCTCGAGAGCTTCACCCGCCGCGACACCGCTCTCGACAACTCAAAGCCCTGCCTTTCTCTCTCCGCCTCAGGATTCGGATGTACCCCCGTACGCTCGGCTTCTACCTCCTCCTCAGCCTGTGTCATCGCCGGCCTCGGTACGAGGTTCCAAAAGTGGTCTTTAAGCACGTACGCCGTTGCCGGTATCACACACTCCGCGTCCTTTAACACCTCCCCACACCCGCACGCACACTTAAAATTCCCCGAGTCTAGTAGTCTCTGTCTAATGTTCATTGCCGTCCTCCTTACGTTGCCGTGCCTTAGCCGTTATAGTAAAACCCCCTTCCCGTCTCGCGTGCAGCCGGCTCCCTATACTCCTCCAGAGCGTCCGCGATCGTATCTACGAGTTCTCCCGAGACTTGCGAAGCGTGCTCCAGCGCTTCATTTCTGTACACCTCGCCGTCGTCCCACCACTGTTGCGCATCTCCTTCGTCAGCGTCAACTGACATCACGTAAGCCGCCGCTGCTCTCGCTGCCCACTTCTTGGCTGTCTCCTCCTCTATTCCCAGTAGCCCCTTCTTCTGTATCTCCTCCTTCGCCAGTTCGATCTCCCTCTCGTCCAGGATCTCCATGCTCCGCCCCCTCCACGGCCCTTACAATTCTCTCATACGCCTCATCTCTCGCCCTCGCCGTTCCATACGCCACCTCCGTGTCCGTCTCGTCACCGAAGTAGAGGATAAGAAAGTAATCCATCTTCTTCCCCGACGGTACATCCTTCTTCTCCGCGTAGAAAAGCTTCTCGAGGTTTATAATAATCCTCTGGTCCGCGAAAAACTTCATATCTCGACCTCCGCTCTACAATTAGGGGTTTCTTCAACAACGACACGCGTCACAACAACCGGAACACCTTTGAGTAGGTGCCCGGCGATCGTATCGAGAAGGAATTTAGCTATATTCTCTGCTGTGGGATTATAAGGAAGGAGGAACGGCGAACCACCCCTGCAGAACTTTGCAATACCCGCTGCAAGCGTGCCGTCCTCCTCGTGGAGGATAGTATTGTGGTCAAGGTGCTCATCGAGCCACCCTCCTATCCAACGTTGCATCACGGCGAAGTCAAGCACCCGACCAACAGGGTCGAGCCCTAGCTTCGGCGCTAAATGCACGTGGACAGTGTAGCGGTGGCCGTGAAGCCACGCACACTTGCCTTCGTGGTTGATTAGCCTGTGCGCAGCATCAAAACCGAACTTACGTACAACCTCAATCTTTGGAGACGACACGGGATCCCTTTCAAGTCGCGTACTTGGGTGTTCAGAAAAGGAAAACGACTAGTCCCGTGTTAACTAGTCGATTCCTCGGCCCCGTTTTCGCTCTCCGGCTCCTCGAAGAGAGCGTCTTCAAGAATCACCGCAGCCGCTTCTTCGGGCGTCTTGCCCCCCATATTCGCCCCTGCTTCCACCAACCCACTCATCACGTAATCGAAAGCCGCATCGTCCTCGAATCTAATCACGAGTTCTTTCATTTCCACCCCTTCTCTCTAATGAAGAGTTGATAAGCACGCCGCCCCTTTTTGTACCTAACGTCGTCCCAAATTACCTTACGCACCGAGATCAGCTCGTCGAGAAGCGCGTCTCTGAAATCGTTCCAAGACACATCCGTAACGCGTCCCGCGCCTTGCCGAAACTGCAGCGCGTACTCGCGGTACCACTCCATCCAGCCTTCTCCCTCCTTCACCTCGACGTACTCTTCGTTCAGAGCGAGGAGGAGCTCTCTCATACGCACTGCCCTAGAATCCGTTTGCAGCCGTTCGGGGCGATCCGCAAAGCTCGCGAGACATTCCTTACCCTTTGCCGTAACACAAAGCACAATCGCCGTCGCCCTATCAACATACTTATAATCCGACCTCACTCCGATTTCCTCCGGTCTCGGTCTTCTTCCTATCCCTCACCTTCTTCCTACACGCCACACACCTTTTCGGCTCATCGAAGTGTTTCTTCGCGAAAAACGCCTGTTCCCCCTCGTCAAAGTCGAAAACAACCCCGCAATCCTTACACAATCTCTTAATCACCGGCACTTTCAATCCCCCCTAACGCCTCGCGCTCCATCATCTCTTTCCACTTCTTGAACTCTTCCTTTTCCTTGGGGTTTCGAAACAACCCCCGCGCCTTCCCGACCCTCACTCCAAAATCCGGCTCCGTAGCGGCCCTCCGCTTCATCTCCTCAATCTTCGCTTTGACCTTCGCGAGCGTTATCTCTTTGTACCTTCCGTCCACCAAACAACTCCCTATTCATTAACACAACCGCATCCCACAAGTCCCCGCAATTCACACACCCAATCCCACTAAACTGCCAATTCACCACAACCACGAGAAACCCGTTACACCGCTCGCACTTTGGCCTCGGCGGGTACAAACGGGGCGAGCAAGTCTCGGACTTCTTTTCTCGATCCTGGCCCTCCTGCCTCGTTGATCGCGAAGACTTCGCCCACAACCTTCCTGAGGCGCTCATACTTCGCAACCTCCTCCCTCAAGGTGAGAATCTCGGCTACAAAAACCGACTCTTCATCCGGCAATTCCTCTACCGCAAAATCACCATAAACCAAGACCTTATCAGCCCTAATAGCGCGAACCATAACAAACGCCTCCACGCAGGGGGATTAGTACTAGCCGCGTAGCAGTTCTTTGGGTGCAGTGTCAAACAGATTTAACGGTGGCTCGGCGTGACGTGCTATAAAATGTATGAGTACGTTATGCCATTCCGAGCTTCTTTAATTCCTTCCACCGCTTAAACTCACTCTTTTCGTCGTCGTGGAGCTGTGTTTCGCCTTTCCGCGACTCTTCCTCGATAATCGCGTGGTGGTGGTGTTCGTACGGCGCCCCTCTACAGCCCGGACACCTTCTTCCACCTCTCAAAACCGGAGCGGTCATACTAAACCGCAGCCCCTTCCGCCTCAACTCACTACACACATGACACGGATACCCGCACGGCACCTCGTTCACCGAACCCCCCTTTCACGTCGCAGCCGAGCGCGCTACCCGCTTCGCGTGTTGAGCGGGTAGCGCTACCAGTGTCCTATCTTCCGTACTTGAGATAATCGATGATGTCGTTGATCTCGACGTCCGTGATTTCTCCTTTCTCATCAATCATCCCCTGCACGAGGCTTGCGAACTCGGTGTGGTCCTGTCCGTGCATTCGCCCGGCGCACCTGCACCTACACGTGGGATGCTCGGCCGCTTCGCACGACCTTATTTGTCCCCTGGTGAGAGCTCGCTTATACTTCACTTGGACGCCCTCCTTCGGAGCCGCTTATCGTTAACAACAGCAGCCCCAAGATGCTCGTTCATTCTGCGCCCTTTGTAAGGCCCTTTTAGGACCTGTAGCGTCACTCTCAGTGTCCTACCCCTACTCACGGGCACCATACGTGCAATGCGCACTGTGTACTCACCCGCAGGTAAAGGCCCTTTTTTCCCTACCCTTTTTCTCCTCGTCACGCTACTACCCCCTCTCTATGCTCCGGGTCCGCTGATTCGTGCCACGCATAAATAACCGTGCCACCTTCGGAGGCCTGGATCGTGACCCCCTTGCCCTTGAGCATTTTGCGGAGAGTGTTAGCGATTGTGTGTCCGTTGACCCCTTCGTCCATCTTGAAGCGACACACGCTAAAAGGCCGATCGTGAAGCTGCGTCTCGATCATTCCCGCAAGTTCACGGGTTGCTTTCCTTCTCCCCCGAAGAAGGACTGTCTCGTCCCTCTCGAGCAGATCAAAGGACAGCACACCTTTAGGTAGCTTCGTATCGTCCTGGTGGGTTTCGGAACTGCTTTGGTTCATTTCTGACTCCTTTGCGTTTCCTCGCTACACGAGGAGTTGCGTTGGATATTGGCTGGATTTCCTATTACGTTAGTGGTGTTGCAATCCTAACTCTACAATTATAGAGCGTTTTAAAATGAAAGTCAACAGAAAAATTTGCTTTATTTTTCAACGAGTTCGGTCAAATTTTGAGCTGGGGAACAAACCGGTAAGCTACAACCGCGGCTCCCCGGGTTTTCGCACGAGACGCATCACTACCTCGTATTGCGTCCCGCAATTCTGGCAGGTTGTAATACGCACGCCCTTATCGTCGTGGTCAAACGTCTGGAAAAGGCACGTCTCGCAATCATATATAATAACTCCTACCCACACCGCCTTTTCCGCCACCGTATCCTCCGTAAACAACGAAACGGAAAAACCCTAAAAAATCACCAAAGCCAATTAAGCTGAAGGCGAAACACTCGACAATCACGACAACGGCGAAGATCACGAGGACCAAAGCGACGGGTCCGCCAGAAAAGAGAACGCGCATTCCGAAAATCGACAGGACACACCCGATCACAAGCAGCCCCACACCGCATATTAAGCTTAGTAAAGAGACGTCCGGCATGCCCAGCATGGACGGAGTTAACGTAACATCCACTTCGCCTCCCGAGGTTGCGCCGTCCGGAATCGAACCGGAGCGTCTGGCTTATGAGACCAGCGGACTACCATTAGCCTACGGCGCACCTTTATTCGATAATCACCAACCTCTTCTTCCCCATCTTCAAGAACTCTCTCACGCAGTGCTCCGTGCCACCCTCTTTCCCCTTATTAATCACGGCAATAAGCACCTCGGCATCCCGCGCCACGAATGTGTTTCGCGCGTGGTATATCTCCGCATACGCCCAACGCGCCTTCGCCCTTAACTTACTCTTATCGGGATGGTGGATAATCTTGGGCAAGCCGTACTCCGCGGCAAACTGCTCGGCAAACTGATCAGCGCCGTCAGGACACCCTCCAGAGACAATGGTAACGTTCTCCTTACCAAACTCATCGAGCAGCTCGAGAAGCGCCACCCTCGTGCGCTCCTTATCCTCGGGCGCTGTCCTCGCTCTCGATCCCACAATCCCGACGTTGACCATAGCGTTGCTCCGCCGTCACGCCACTTCACTGTACTACACCTACAGCTACACACTACTATACAACGCCGTTACATAACTCTACTCTGCTACGCCATTACATCACTATACTCCACTACGCCATTACGCAACGCTACTCTACCGTTACATTACCTAACTCTACCGCCGCCTTACCTAACTCTGCTCTGCCGTCACGGCACGCTACAGTACTCTGCCGTTACTGCACACTGCGCTACCAAAGCAAAGCATTACATGACCGCGCCTTACCAGCGCATTACAGTACTGCACAATGCCAACGCACCACACCGCTTTACCGAAGCATTGCATCACTAGACTTTACCAACACGTTACATGACCGCGCCTTACCAACACGGCACATCGCCAAACTGCACCAGTACAAAACCATTACGGCACAACACAAGACCACCGCGAAACAACACAAAACTTTACCTACGCGCCACACCACCACACTTTACCGCCGCAGCACAGCGCAACACTTTACCGCCGCAGCACAACACCAGACTTTACCCGTGCGCTACACGACGCTACTATACCACAACAGCACAACACCAAGCTTTACCAAAGCCCCGCACTGCAGCACTTTACCTACGCGCCACACGACGACACTTTACCAACGCTGTACGACACCATACGTTACCGCAACAGCACAAAGCCGGACTTTGCCGACACGCCACAAGACAAAACTGTACCGCCACATTGCAGCACTCTACCAATACGTCACTCTACATCGCTGTACCCACGCAGCACGACACCATACTTTACCAAAACCCCACATCACCGCACCCAACACTACTGGTACCAAACCATGCTGAACTTTACCAAAGCAGGACTCTGCGATACTTTACCCGTACGATGCCATACCCTACCAAAGCGGGGCCATGCTATACAATACCTGTGCGATACGGTACCATGCAGCGCCGTTACAGGACTCCACTTTACCGCCACTATACGTCACAATACCCACACAGAACATCGCAACACCGCTGCAGCGCTCTGCCTTACTCTGCCAGAACTCCACTTAACTCAACAAGGCAGTACCACCACGGCACTCCACCACACTACGCAGTACCGCCACACTACCCTACCGAACAACGCATTACCTACGCCTTACGCAACAAAGCTATGCAGTACCGTTACCGTACGTAACAGAGCTATACTAGACCGCTACATTACTCCGCAGTGCATCACCGTACCGCCACGCTACCCTGCTCCACCACACCGTTACTCTACAGCATTGCGCTACACCATACCCGCACGCTACAACACCCTGCTTTGCCATACCTCTACATCACGGTATTCTGCTCTGCCATCGCACGACATCGCATTACTCTGCCGTAGCATTACATCACTAGACCCTACCGTTACAGCGCTGCACCATACCGCCGCTTTACCACGCATCGCAATACTTTACCGACACATCGCAACGCTTTACTTTACCAACACACTACTGAGCCACACCTCACCCCCGCCATCGCCACACGGTACAACACCGCGCCTAAGCTTTACTACACTTCACCTTACCAGCGCACTACAGCACTCTGCTGAGCCGATACAACACTCTGCTTCACCTTCACTTCACAACGCTCCACAGTGCCCGTACTTTACCCTACTACGCCTTACCGCCGCTTCACCATCTCGTACGTAAATCTCCCATACGATCCATTACGAAACTGCCCAAGGCCCATAAACGCTCCGTAGTCAAGCCACTTCCGGAGCTTAGCTTCGGTAATTCGATTCCCGTCAAGCACAATAATCTCGCACTTGAACTTGGTGCCCTCTGCGACCTGATCTGAGCGCACGAGTGTTACGCGAGGCCCTTGCATCGTCTGCGCTCTCAGCGGACGTTCCAGCACTCCATCACCCTTCTTCTTATGGAGAAAGATCCGCCGCGGAAACACAAAAACGAGGTTGTTGATGAGTTGCTTCTGCCCCTTCTCCTCCTTCCCGACGTCGTCGAACTCCTTGAGCGACGATGCCGCGTTCTTCATAAACCCCTTCACCATGTAATCGTAGATGAAGAGGCCCTTGCCATTCTCGTCAACGTGAAACCCTGTCCACCCCGTCTTCTCATCCCTCTCGGGCACCGTCGCCGTCTCGTCCTCGGAGATCTCCTTGGGCTTGCTCTTCTCGATAAACTCCGCGTAGATCTCCTTGTTATAAGGCACTGTGCCCAACATAGGCTCGGTCAGTGTAATATCGACATCGTAAACGACCTTGCCCACACGCGGTACTGGTTTCGCTTCTTTATCCTTCGTTGCTTTTGCCACGCTCTCCTCCTCCTTTGCCGTTACTATACGTTGCTACACCCCCGCTGTACCCTACGAGACAATGCCCCCACGCTACAGCGCCCTACAAGACAATGCCGATGCTACACACTGCATTGCCACTACTGCACCGCACTACACCCTCGCTGCACAGAGCTATGCCGCACCTCACCCAAACAGCACTCCACAACGCGATGCTGAACTTTACCACTACCGCACTTTACCAAACTATACCCACACTTTACCAAACTATACCCACGCGATACCACACTTTACCTAGACGGAACAATGCTGCACCTTGCCGACGCGATACATTACCGGACCCTACAGACACGATACAATACTGCACCTTGCCCATGCTCCACAACACATCGCAATGCCGGTACACCACTACACGAAACTACACTTTACCCGCGCCATACCACGCTCCACTTTGCCTCCACGATACAGTGCATTACCTTACCCTTACCCTACCACACCGCACTTTGCCGGCACAATACGTCACACGGCTATACCCCGACGGCACTATACCACACTTTACCAACGCACCGCTGCACTTTGCCGGCACTATGCCGCGCTTTACCGATACAACACTGCACTACGCAATACCGTTGCAACACTGCACTATGCCACCGCGATCCCCTGCGATACTTTACCTTGCCGTTACAACACGGTACTATGCCATGCCATCGCGATACTACACCATGCTGCGCCTTCGCCTTACACTACAACACAGTGCCACACCTCGCCGTTACATTACCCCACAATAGCGCGCCGCTACCCTACGCCACAGTACTACGCCGTCGCAATACATTACCATACCACGCCGCTACAAAACGCTACCTCGCCGCGCCCCTACTCTACAAAACTCCACTCTGCCCTAACTTCGCACGGACCATCTCCGCTAAGGAGCCAGTCCCAAGAACCGTGATCGCAGCTGTCGTCGCTACCTCAGCCTCGATCACAGCTAACCTCCAAACGTGCTTGCTCGTTTCGACATTACACTCCGACGGCTCACTAAACACAAACAAGCACCTACACGCCATGGGCCTATACTCGTACACCGCACACGTACCGTTCTCCGCCAAAAACACGCACCTTCTCTCCTCTCTCGGCGCAGCGGCCCACGCCTTCCCGTCAGTAAATGAAATTTGCTTCTCGAGACGAGCACGATCAATCTCCCATCCGTTCTCCTTCGCCCCTTCAACAAGCAGTTCAGCCTCCTGCTCAGTAACCGTGACATACAACTCGCAACAGAACGCGCACCCCTTCGAGCACCGCACCTTCTCATACTCATCCGGCGACCTCCTTTTATCCTCTTCAATAAGCGTGTCGATTGCAGTGTGCATATTCGCCGCGACATCGACCGGACGCTGCCCCTCTGTCCCCACGAGACGCTCCACCTCGCCCTTCCAATGTACGAGCATCCGCGCTATCTTACACCCCTCCACGAAGCCGCACTTACCCAAGATCCCGCGCAGCGTGTCCGTAAACGTGTAAACGCTGTTAAACGCGGCTTCGAGCGCCTTCGGCACCCTCTTCTTCTTCGCGCGGATCTTTATCACTTCCCCCCTCATAGGACACTGGTAAGTCGGGGTTGTCCGGTTCTTATCGAGCACGCAGTACCTCTTATGCTGCTCACAATAATATCTCCCGCGCTTCACGGTGAGAATACACGGCTTCATTTTCCTTACCCACCCATCACCCCTCTTCACTAGTCCCTAAAACAGTTTGCCACATCTACATAGCAATCATCACACGGCACAATTGCGTAGAGCAGCGTTCCCCATGTTCGATACACTAACCACGTAAAGAACGTCAGCTCTACGCAGTTCTTCTTGCACCACCGACACCTTACCTTCATCGCGCCTCCTTGGTTCACGGGGAGGGCATCGAACCCCCGTTTACGGATTCAGAGTCCGTCGTCCTGCCAATTAGACGACCCGTGAGCTTAAGTCCTTCTCAATCTCGTCCGCCATATACCGCAACACGCCCGGTAAATCGTTAAGCACGAAGATAGGCGCCTGTACCGAAAACCCGTGACCGTCCTTGCCACCGAAGATAATCAACGCAGCGCCCACTGCCCCCGATTTCCTTCGCGCCTCGTTGCAGAGGTCGTCGTACCTGCCCGGCCCTAACATTAGGCCTCCCCTCCGGGATCCGGCGTTACGTCAACATCGGGCGGCGGTGCTACGTCAGCGTGTTCCTGAGCTTCGGGCGCCGGCGCGTCCGCAAAGCTCCCCTCGGCTCCCGCCCCGCCAAACTCTCCACCCCCGGGCTCGAGAACCGGTTCTGGTTCTGGAACGGGCTCCGGCTCCGGAATCACAACGCTCTGCTCAGCGTCCAAAATCCCGTAGAGCACCGCATAATTAAAAAGCCAATCCTCATCCTCGTTCCTCGTCGCAACTCTCCTCTCCTCATCCTCATTCACATGACGCAACAGCTTACATTTCGAACACAACACCTTGCCACCCTGCGTGAAGAGGGAACCACCACACCCCTTATGGACAACGTTTCTCTTAACCATACTCACCTCCCCTTAAGAAAGATCCACAAATTCAACAAACACAACCCGGCCAAGAGCCCACTAAACCACATATCCCAGAACATCGCTCTCTTTCCGGCGAGCGCTTCCCGCACGAGTATGCCCCGACTATTTCTCCTCTTGTGCTTTAGAAGGAGGAGGGCAGAAGAAAATAGCGCAGCGATAGCCGCGAGTAGGTTCAAATCGTGACTCATTAGCATTACTCCTCCGCCCCCGCTTCCTTTTTCTCCTCCGCGGTCATCTCCGGTGCCCCGCACGCACAACACTTCTCCCCATCATACCAACAATTACAATGTTGCGCATCCGCGCGCTTAGGACACGCGGTCTCCCAATCGTACTCTTTCCCGTTGCTCACGGTTGTTCCTTCTAAAGGTGGGGCGGGATTTCTACCCGCTCCGCGCTTAACGTCGGATAGTGCGCACTGACCGGCCGGCTCGCCCTAGCCACTTATCGGACCCTGAGGCGCCTCAGCCGAGCTATGGACCCTAGCGCCGTGACCCGGCTGCGCTCAACCTATTGCGTGTCTATTGAGGCCCCGCCAGAGCCTCCACGCCGCCCACCTATTATCACTTTCCTAGCCTCTTCCACACAAACTCCGCCGAGAAAAAGCCCCCAACGCACGACAACACACCAACTACCCAACTCTCGAGTCCGAGCCCTACTAAGTGCGGCGCGTTATACAACACCACCCAAACCCCGCATGTATATCCCACAACGAAGTAAAAAACACGCATACTCCACGCCCGCGCAACTAAGCCCTTATTCAAATCTTAGCCCCAGGCTTCACGCCTTCCGGCAGGCAAAGCATCTGTATGTTCTTGTTGTTAGCCATTTTATCGGCTCCCTCAAAAAGCAGTCTCGTAGCAACACAGTAATCCTCTCTGTCGAACATCGCCCATCGCACCCAACCGTTGCCTGACTGATTCATCCAGAGAACCCAAATAAGCAACAACACCACCTTCTTCACAACCCGTGCTCCGGTTCCTCAACACAATCCCGATCCGGCCAAATCTTCAGACGCGCCACCTCCCCAACTACTTCCTCGTGCCCTGCTAAGGCTTCGTCCAAAGTCGCATATCTCCGCATCTCTATCGGCCGAAAATTCACGCCTCCCGTTCGATCAAACACCGCCGTCTCGAAGAGTATAGGCGGGCCGTCATCGACGAAGTTATGGTTGAACCCTAAAAATATCGTCGAGACGTGAAACCTCCCCAGGGCAGTAGTCATGTCGGTTTTCGCAACCTTCCGATCCGCGACCTTCATCCACTCCGCCCACTTTATCACATCCGGCTCGGGAACAGGTTGGCCGTCTTTGAGAATCCAATAAAACTCGTAGTCCACCTACCCCCTCCCAAAGCATCTCAAACACAGCCCCGCCTTGAGCGGTGCCCCTTACCCATCAGTGCAGCTTCTCCACCCTCCAATGCATGTAAGGCTTGCCCTTCATAAGCTCTTCGAACTTATCTATCCCTCCGCGCACAACCACCTTATCTACCACAGCACCGAGAAATGCGTCGTCAACCTTAGCAAATCCCTCTCCGACAATATTCTCGCACATAAAATCGATCTTCTCGATCGCCTCATCCTCCGTGCCCGTAGCTTCAAAAGCGTACCACGACTTCCTATCCTTACTATCAAACACCTTATCATCAACATAATACCGAAACCTGTACTCGAGATGGAGCTTCTTCCCTTCCGCTCTCCGGCAAAGATACGCTTGGAAGTCGCGGTTGCGTCCCGCGATCGTCCAAACGCAGATCATCTCATCGCCCTCATTAAGAATCACCCTGCCCCCTCCTCCCGCAAGTCACGCACTCACCCCCTGCGTCCAAATCCCTCGCCCCAACCCACTCACGAAACGCTTCCTTCGAGCCCCAACACGGACCGGGGATCTCATTATAACAAAACGCAACAATGTGAAAGAGCGCCGCGAGACAGTCGTCGTCCGCAAGAGCAAAGGCGTTCTTGAGATCGTTCTCGAGCACTGCGCGTAGGAAATCTCCAGTCGGGATGTGATGCTCGACGTATCGGTGGAGCGCGCCACGAATGCGCCCTGGGATTAGAGAGTAGATCGGAACCATGCCCTACCTCGACCGAGTTAGGAGATTAGCCTCCGCGACATGTCCTTCAGTAACCCACCCAAAACCGTCGGCTAGAGTGGCTTCCCTCCCCTTCGGAAACTGGATCCAGAGGTCACGACTCCACCAAACCAACCAATAACCCGAGGACGACTCCTTCACCTCAGGTCTCACACGAGATACGGCTCGTCCCGATTCACCCACGACACGCACCACTCTTTATGCTCCCCCACGTGTTCGCTCCCGCTTGAAATGTGCGGCCCCTTATGATCAACGAGCAACCCACACACAAACGCAATCGAAGTCCCACGTCCCGCCTCATCCTGAAGCTCTATCGTCTTAAGACACCTCTCATCCATCTCACTACTCCCACAAGGGCCTTTCCTTCCTGATCCCTAGCACGCGACACACCTTATCAAACCCTCCCGCGGTCACTTCCGAAATCGGCTTCTTGCCCTCCACCACCAACATCGCACTTACACAATTCGCGACCCACTCCACCTCAGCTTCATAAACCCGAAACCACCAATACTTCGCGTCCTTCCGCCCTGCAGCCTCCATAGTCTCAACGTGCGCTTTATCGAGCAGCTCGCGAATCTCCTTCGGCTCCTTATCCCTACACGCCTCGAAGCCCGCAATCGCCCCTGCGAGCTTAAGGTTTCCCTCGCCGTAGTCTCTCTCAGCCCACGCTTCGCCGTCATCGATAATCCGATCTAGGAACGCCTTATACGTCACGTGTCTCCCCTCTCCAGATACCGTGATTTGTTATCCGGATACTCGCCGCATTGTTCGGCCCGCACTTCTCGAAACACGCATCACACGCCGCTATCCACTGGGCAAAGAGCGAATAGCCCCAAGGCGTTATAGTCCGTACAGGCGCGCTAAATTTATAGACGTGATGCTCGTCCCCGTGCCCGCACAACAACACCACATCCCCGGGCTTTGGCTCTTCAGTCAGGTGCACGCTTCCCCTCCTCGCTGACCTCCGTGTTCCCTGCTCTTACGGCCACTTCTTCGAAATCCCCGCAGAAGTACCACCGCTCTCTCACTTCGTGATAGGCGTCGTCCCTTTCCTTTGTGATATCAAAATGTAAGTTCATCGTTTCGCCGGTAACGAGCCTAACACGAAGCTTGTCATGGTTTATAACAGACACAGCTATAACGTAACGCAGGTCGACCACGAGTTTATACCCGTTAGCCTGTTCGATGGTAACCAAGTGTTTGCTCACCTCGCCCCTCCGCTCTCCTCGCAATCTTCCTAAACTCCTCCGAGAAGCTTATCCGTTCCCGCAACTCATCAAACCAAAAATCTCGCTTCTCCTCTGTGCTAAACTGTTGCCTTGTCGTGTCGCCACGCATATATCTAAACAATATACAAAACCCCAGCCCGAGAGGGTCGAGTTTACAGTAAGAGAGCAAGAAATCCAGATCCAACAACACCCTGCCATCCACGATAAAAATATTCTCACTCATCCCGTACTTTACCGCTATCTCCTGAGCACTATCGCTACCGCGGGGAAAGGGTGCCGGAAATATAAATCGCGGTATCTCAAGCGCCATCGTGATTAAACCTCATCCACCCACCCTCAACGCACTCCTCCGCAAGGAGATTCACCAAGGTCTCGACCCGCTTCGTCTCCATTCCAAACTCATACACATCAGTTACGGGCTTAAACCCCACAAGCCCTACCTGCCTCTTCCGCGCTACAATCACTACCACATCACTCTCTCTCGCCGTACTCTCAATCTCGAGGCGTTGAGCCACCCTTGCAACCCTCTCCCCAATCTTTTCCTCCTCAACCGCGTACTTCGCGACCCGTACGTTAGGGTAGCTCTCGCCGCCCTCTTGTTTCACGATCTCCGACGTGACAACCACAATTTCGATCACAACCCGCTCCTTTACCTGTGCAAAGAACCAACCACCAAGATAATAGCCACAACCGCCAACCCCAAAACCCCTATCGCCTTAAGCAGATCGTCCATCACCGCTATCCTCCCATATCATGCCTCGCCCGTGGCTCGTCTCTCGGTGCACTACCCAACAACCTTCTACACTCGCACAACGGGCACGTATCAAACCCCGCCCAGTACACAATCAACTCATGCAGGCGTTCCTTCGTCCCTCTACACGTCGTGAATTTGCCCTCGCGAAGCCCTTTTACGATCAGCGTCTTATCTGAGGGCTTTGGCCCTGTTCTTTCCGCCACCGTGCACCTCTCTTCCTCCTGCTTCAATTCCTCCAACGTTTTACACGCCGAGCAGCAACAATCGACGGAGTGAGGATGCCCCCCTTCTAAGTGTCCGGACACCTCATCTTCTAAGCTCTCGATCACCCGCCTTCTCGTCTCTTTCGTGAGCACTCGTCACCCCCCTATCCCGCGCCTCGACGCGCAGCCCCTTACCCTTCAACAGCTCGCGGTCGTTCTTACGCGAAGCCGCCCTTATCTCTTCCTTCACCGCCTCCTCAGCACTACACCCATAAGGCTCCCCATCCGCGCGATACTTACACGGCTGGTCGGCCTGGTCCTCGCCCTGAGGATAGAGGTGTTCTGCGTGTACTGTGCCGAGCGACAGCGCCATACCTAGCACAACCCCGACAACCACCCTCCCTCCCTTAAGTAAAGGGGCCCGACGGCGGACCGGGAATCCCGTCGGTCGGGAGGATTCTAACGGGGCGACCAAACCCCGCCCGGTTACCGAGCATCGACCAAGATGCGCCCCTTCTTCTTCCTCAACCTCGGGCCAAATAAGAATGTCCCCGCAACACATATCTCAATCACCCTCCTCTACACGTCCTCGAGCATATCGTCCCCTAAAATCTCAACCCTGCACTTAACGCAAACGAGCGCGAAATGATACTCCCGCGTACCATCGTCGCGCTCATAAACGTAAGGGGGGCGTTTTCTGTCTTCAATCACGAGACCCTTGCACCCCTTGTGAACCAGAACCACTGTGCGCTGTGTGCCGCACATCGAGCTACTCCCTACATCTTCCGTGCTACGTCCTCAACAATTTCAACCGCCCTCGGCGTGTAAAGCTCTACATAACACTCAGCAAGCTTCACAAGGCGCTTATACGTCTCACACTCCCGCGCTTCCTCTAAAAACATCTTCGCGAGCTTAGGGTTCTCTTTCTTGAGACGTCGCGCAACCCTGCAAACCAAAGGGAACCGATACTGACAAGGCGGCTCATTCGGCCCTGGAAATAGACTCACTCTCGGTCTCTGCACCCTTGCCCTCCTTAAACGACACCTCCAGCACCGAGTTTCGTATCGTATCCGCGAGACGCCCAGCCGCAGCGCACTTCAAACACTTATCCCCTGGTCCTACACAAAAGCGATTCGAAATCCCTTCCCAGGCTTTGAGCGCCTCGACAATAAGCCATAACTGCCTAAGATACAACCTCTCGCGGTCCACATACGCCCTTTCGCGCATAAGCGCCGCGTTCTGCTGCTTTAGGAACTCGATCTCGAGCGCCGCGAGGAGTGAAGGAGGCTCCCTCGGATCGAAGATATCCTTCAACCACCTCCTCACCCTCCCCATCACGTCTCCTTTAACGGCTTATAATCCTTAATACTCGCGATCCCCCAGGTCCACGCAATGCCCTGCGCGCACTTCCTCGTATCCGGCGGCACCCTAAGGAAATACACACTCCCCGTCGACGGACACGACACCTTCACGACCACGAGGTCCTCATCTCCACTCACCTGGATCCGGAGGAGCTTTCTCTTCTGCCCCCCTCCGTCCACATCCTCATCGAGCACCTTATGTGCGAGCTTCGAGAACAGTCGATCGTAGCCGTAGCGCTCCATCATCACGCGCCTCTGTTCCATGTTCGGTGTCGTGATAATCGCCTGCGGATCCATCTCGTTAGGCTTCGTGATCACGTTCTCCGCAACCAACACCCCCCTCCAAGCATAGATCCCCGTTCCATCGCTCCACCCAATCGCAGGTCCCGCGCCACTGTGCAACCGCCTTCTCAACCTCCCCCGCGCTGCAAGCTGACGCTCTTCATCATTCCTCGGGGTCGGTGTCTCAAAACACACAGCCGTGGGTCTCTCACACAACACCGCGTCCCCTTTAAAGATCCACCAAAACCCGCAATACTCGGCCATGAGCTTCAACCACTTCATGCCCCCGATATCAACCCCTTGCATTTCGTACATCTCAGCGCGTAGCGCCTCGCTCGCGTCAAGCGACCCGGCTCTCGCCCTCCCCACAACACCGCTCTTGTGCATAGGCTGATCCTTCTGCACTTCCCTCCTCACAAGCTCCGTAATGCCCCCAGGGAAGCTCGCGATTGCACTCTGCACCGCGCTCTCGCTCAGCCCTAACACATTCCTCGTATTCGCCTTCTCAGGATACCTAAGGATCGCGTCAACCGCAAACCTCCAGACGGCCGTGCCAACGCGATAATCCCGCTGCTTAATATACGCAGCCATTTCCATTCCTTCCCACGGACTAGCTACCCAGTGCATGTTGGGAGACGGGCCTAAACCCGTCTCCTCATACATGCCAACAATGGTAGCTTCAGCCTGAGCTCGGTCCGCGGGTTCTGTACAGCGCTCAATCGCAGTCCACTTCTCGACTAGGCGATTGAGACTATCCTCCGCGATGCTCAATCTGCTACCCTCCTTGCTTCCTCCGGAGTGTACTCGCGCTGTTGCGTTACGCGATACACGTCCGGGCCTGGGAGCGAGATGGTACCATGCTCCTCGTGAACGAGATCAGCGGTCTCGCCGAGCACTTCGACGTACTTCGTTCCATCGACGTCCTCGTACATAACCGCCCCTTCTTTGATTTGATGCGAGTGACCCGTGACCTCTCCGAGGGCAAGCACGCAATTTTCCTTGCGCACAACGCTCTTCGGAAGCTTTCCGTCAAACCGGGTTACTAGCACATCGCCCTGTCTATACACCTACACATCACCCCCTTTCCGCGCACGAAGCGCTTTGTTCGATAACACTTCTATTATATATCAACGGGTTATCAAAAGCAAGGGAAAAGTGCTTCGTATGTGGACCTCACCTCTCAGCCTCGAGTTCTGCGACCTTTAGCGCTGCGAGACATATTGCCATAGGCGCTGTGTCCGCGTCGACGTGTATGTCGGGCTTGTGCTCGGGATCTTCCGTCTTTCTAAGGTTCACAATATACGTGTAGTGGTAGTCAGACGCGACCTCAACGCAACACCACTTCCCGCTGTTCCGGAGCTTCTCGATCACTTTCCACGCGGCCCTAATATCCGTCGCAAACGGTGCGGGCACCCAATCCGGTTCAAACCCTCTCCACGCTGCTTCCCAACCCCCGCCCGGCGACTCGATCGTCCGCCCTTCCGCGAGGAGCACATCAGCATCTTCGCGCATCTTCGGCGGTTCAGGCTCTATCCACTTCGCAACGCCCTGGTTAATCTCATCAACCGTCATACGCTATTCCCCCATCGTCCACCCTATTCACAACCCTCCGCAACCTTGCCCCCTCTTCCCAAAGGCGATCCCGTATAATCCAAAGCATCATCTCCGTCCGATACCGCCTTCCGTCCTTCACGCAACGCACCAATTCCTCCACACGCCCTTCAATCCTCTCGAGCGCATCCAACACCTCGAGATCCTTAACAGTCTCGGGGTAGCGAAATCCGTTTCCTTGCATCACACGCGGATCCGGTACTTTACGAGGTAGAGCTAACGGCCCCCTTCCTTCGTCCACTTCTTGAACTCCTTTGTCAACCTATCTTTGCCTTGTATAGCGTTGAAAAAGGCCCTTAAAGCGGCCGAATCGCTCGAGCCCTTGTAATGCTCTATATAAGGCCTTAACGCCTCTCCCTGACCTACAACAAACAGGGCCTCTGCGCTACCTTGTTCTGAAAACTCAAGGAGAGCAAAAGTAGTGTCGCCCTCTCCGTAGCTGGCGTAGAAAGCACCGTGGAATGGCACTTTATCTGTCCTTTCGATCTCCCTGACTATTTCCTGCCACGAGTCCCCAAACTCGGGTTCGTCGGTTACTACCCCTATTTCTTGGATGTCTTTTATTGACACTCGACACCTCCTTCCCGTGTTAGCTATCTATACATCATCCCGCACACACTCCACAAAATCCCGCATGCGCTCCCCTTCGTACGCGATCTCCCCCATCACCTCCCGCATTTTCGCGCGCGATTTGTAGCGTCTCGCCTTCTCTACGAGCGTCTTCAGAGCAGAAAGCCGCATGTAAACGGCTGGGAGCGCTTCTTCTATATCTAGGATCTCAAGTCTTTGTCGCTTCCGTGCCATCTACCCTTTCCATAACAAACTGCAAAAAGCCCCCTGCACCTGCGAGTCTACTCCACGTGTACTGCATGGAAAGCACCGACACGCGGCGGTTTTCCAGCGTGATATACTTTATAATCCGCGCCTGTTCGTTGATGTACTCTAGAGCATCCCCTACCTCGAGCTCCTTCATTCCCTCGCTACCCCAGGACGCTCCCAGACGTATTCTCATCATCCACCCTTTCCATGGTAAGCTGCAGAAGGGTTATCTCTTCTAGGAGCCTTTCTAATGTCCACCGCAGAGGAAACTCTGATGGGTAGCTGCGCCGATTTGATACAACGTGTTTCATAATCTGCGCATGCTCGTGGATACGCAATAACGCCACCCCCACCTCGAGCTCCTTCATCCCTCTACCGTGTCGACACGCGCTTTCATGAGCTCTACTTCTCTCACCAATAGCTTCCACGAGAGCACGTCTAGCCGTCCGCCCCACTGCCCGCGCCCAGTATAGGTGCTCCTAACATAGGTGCCCCCAATACGGGGAGAGCTTCCTAAGAGCCATAACATACTCTCCGCACTTCCATACACATACTCCAACACGTGGCGCAACTCAACTAGCGCGTCATCCATCTCGTACTCTCCCATCCGTCCACCATTTCTACAGACTCTAGCATAAATTCCGCCTGCGCTTTCAGGCCATTCCACATCTGCTCATCTATCCACATGCCCCTAACAGCACGGTCATCCGCCAAAATCCGCAACAAGCTCCATGCGCCGCCGTCAACATCACGGAGCGCCTGATCCAGCTCAAGCCCTCTCACAATGCCTCCGGATCGCCGCATCGTCCACATGCGCAATCACCCAATTAAGCCTCTTCACCTTCTTCTTAATCTCATCCCACGTCGCCTGCGTCTTCTCGAGCGACTTATAATTTCTCATCTCAACAACCAGCGCCTGGAGATCCTTCGCAATCTGCTCGATCTCATCAAGCGCAGCGTTCACCTCGAGTTTTGTGTCGCAGCTCACTTCCGCCCCTCCTTCCTCGTCTAAGTGGTTTATGACTAGTGCTAGGTGCCTTATATTATACTTTATGTCCTTCCAAAATACGATCTCTTTCCAATACGACGGCGTCGGCACACGTATATTGTGCACCGAGACCTGAAGCTCCTGTGGGTACTTTTCAAACGCCCCAAGCACGAATTCCGTCTTAAGCCCTTCCCCGCAACTCACTTCCCTTTCCCTTTCCCTTCCCCGTCCAAATGATCCATAATCGCCGTTAGATTTCTAGTGTGAAACTTCACGTCCTTCCAAAACGCCATATTCCAGTACGGCGTCGATGCCCGCATATTGCGCACTAAAGACTGGAGCGCTTGTGAGTAGTCTATAAACGTCTTAATCACGAACTCCGTCTCAAGATTCTCCCCACAACTCACCCTCCTTCCCCTTTCCCGTCGTCTACATGTCCTGCAACTCTATCCAGCGTCCGGGCCATCGACGCGATCTCCCCCCAGTGCTGGCGGGTGCGGTTCTCATCACGCCACCAATCAACTCGGTCCCTGTCTCTCGAAATACTTCGTGCGCAGCGCGAAATTAGGGCGCCGCCCTTATCGATCATAAAGAGCGCCTCTTCTAATTCCCATCGAGGTGTGTCACAACTCACCCCTCTTCCCCCTCTATATGCCTCGTAATTCTATCCAACGTCCGAGCCATTGACACGATCTCGCTCCAATGTCGACGGTCCCTATTCACTCGATAATCAACCTGGTGTGTGTATCTCAAAACCCTCCGCGCGTGGAGCGAGATTAGCGCGGCGCCTCCTTCAATTATGTTGACCGCCTCTTTTAGCTCCCATCCGTGGCCGCAACTCACTTCCCGCCCCCGCCGTCTTCAACGTGGTTTATCACGTCTTCCAGGCTCCCCGCCACCGCTCTAATACTCAACCACGCGTGTTTACGCCTTAACAACGCCTTGGACGGAGTTTCCGCTCCACGATCCCGCACTCTCCGTACCGAGTTCAACAAACCTCTCAAACCCATCGCGCTAAACCTAATCCGTGCAAGCGCGTCTTCAATTTCGTGTGGTAGGTTACAACTCATTTCCCTGCGCCGCCGTCCTCAACATGCGTCACGACAAACATCATCCTCTCCGCTTCCCGCACTATCTCCAACCAAAGACTCGGTTTCATCCAGACCTTTCCCGTACGCACTTCCTCCGCATACGCGACTAACCACCCCGTAGAATGATCCACCACATCGAGCGCTACCTCTACCTCATAAACAAACTCGGGCTCCATCCCTAATCCCCTCGCTCGAAACGCTGCACAACATCTTGCAAGTGCTCGTTATCGCTCCGAATCAAACCCCACACAAGTAGGGCCTTTCCCTTATTCAGCCCCGAGCGCATCTCACCACACACAAAACATAAGCCCTCCGCGATGCCCCCTATTGTATCAAGCACATCCTTCGGGTCCATCCTCATCACCATCCACGTGCTCGAGCGTCTTGTTAATACTCTCTACCGAGATCACAATACGTCCCCACGCTTCGGCCGAGCTGATGTCGTTCCAATACCACTTACGGCTAGGGTAAGGACTCAATTTCCCGTCCCTCGCCCTCCGCACGTCGATCCGCACGCCCATAACAAAACCAGTAAGGTGGCTGAGCATCGACTCTACGTCTATGTGTCCGCAACTCATTTCCCTTCCCCGTCGTCTCGTCTCAGCAAAATCTACCTGCGTCTCAAAAAAAGCGCTCTTACAAGCAGAAGCACAGAAGTTATGATCAACACCAGAAAGACTCCCTTCATGGTTTCATCTCCTCTAGACCTCATCCACGTGCTCGACCAGCGATAACAGCCTCTGCGTCGCAATCCTGATCCGTATCCACGCGTTGTCTATATCACAATACACCCGCGCTTTGTCGACGCCCGTGTAAGGTGCAGGCCCCTTATAAGGGATAATTCTCATATCCGCGATCATAGGAGGAAAGCCCTCCACGCTCCACGCGATAAGCTTGACAACAACCTCTAACTCCTGCGCTTTACCGCAACTCACCACTCGCCCCCTGCGTTGTTGTCGACGTGCTTCACTACATACAACATACGCCCCCTTACAATAGTAATCACCCAATTCCACATGGCCCGCGTTCTGCTTTCCTTGCCGAGCCCTGAAACCCCCCGTATGAGGTTCGCGTACTCCAACAAATACACAGCAGATCTGTCGATTGTCTCGAGCACGGTCCAAATCTCGGCTTCAGCGCTACAATCCTTCTCACCGCACTTCGTACTCACCTCGGCCCTCGGCGTCGTCAATAAGGCCCACAGCAAACAGCGTCCGTGCTGTCTCAGCGCCCGCGTCTGTATGATCCACAACCCGCTGCAAGCTCCCTATGTCATCCTTGATCCACTTCCACGTGCCTAGTGCAGGTAAGGGGCCTTCCTTCCTCGCTAATCCCATACGTAGCCGCGCACACAAAAAACGCAAGTCCTCTGCGATAGCTTCAACCGCCCCGAGTACGTTCTTCGGCTCACAACTCACTCCTTAACCTCCGAGCCGCCATCAACATGATCTGCCGTGGCCTCCATCTTCCTCGCTATCATTACAACTTTCAGCCACACACTTCCCGCGTCCTCACGTACTAGCTGTGCCTTGAACGAGGTATTTGCCCTACCGTGTCGTACTCTCCTCATCGTGTTCACCAAACTCATTAAGCCTATCGCGTTGAAATCGATTCGGGCGAGCGCGTCTTCTACTTCTTGCGAGAGTCCGCAACTCACTTCCCCGCCTCAACACCCCCCGTCTCCCCCGCCTCGAGATCCGGCTCTCCAGTCGGCCGCTGCGCATTAATCGTAATCGTCATAATCACGCCGCACTTAGCCTCAGTACACACCAACGTCCCGAAATACGTCCGTGCGTTCTTCGGGTGGGGTGGATCGAGCCTCGTATACGCCCCGAGCGTCTTCGCACACCCGGGACAGTGTATTGTGACATGTGCTGCGCCTCTAAGCGGGATTTGTTCGTTTGCCAAGCCGCACCTCCTCTTCTTCCCTGCGAATCTCTCTTATGATTGTTCCAAACTCGTCCACGTCTAGGCGGGTCCACGCAACCCCACAGTCTTCGCGACCCGCATAAACTTCCCCTTCGTAATAAACACCCTCTTCGACCCCGAGCAAGCGGATATACTTCTTGAGCAGCTCGCGGTAGTATTTTTCTCCTTGCATATTACTCCTCCTTCTTAACCCCGAACTTCGTTGCCGATTCAATCCACTTCACGCGTTGCCTTTCCCTCCGTTCGCGTGCGAGATCGTGCACTACCCTAACGATCGTGAATAGCGCACGGAACACAACAATCGTGAAGAAGACCCCCATTACGGTTTCGAAACAATCCACCACCTCAATCCTCCTCGTCCCCTACCCACTCATCCTCGAACGCCTTTTTACACTCCTCACTACACACCGGCATGTCCCCGTAATACTCCGCAAACAACCCCCACGAGAATCTCGGCACCCGCATCCTCTTCCCGCACTGCCCGCACTTCTCAATGAGCACGGGGTCGAAGTGCCCGCAACGCTTCGCGTACTCCTCCTCGTAGCAAAACGAGGCAACGCCCTCGAGCTCCTTCTCGGTCAGACACTCCTTCACGCCCTTAGTTATTAGGCTCGTCTTATCAACCTGGTCTATCATCTCCTCGGTCAACGCTGCTGCCTTACACTCCTCGAGATACGGACCGAGGATCCCGACCTCGGGCTCTGCGCCCGTGATACCCCCGTGCACGCACTCGAAACAACTCGGCTTACCCACGTCGCGCCCCCCTTTTCTTCCTCGCGTACTTCCTTCTCAACGTCTTGCACCACTCACCAAACTCGGCTAACTGCTTTTCCTGCCTCTCGATCCAGAGTCTCAACGCTCCCGGCACGTCCTCCTCACTGATTCTCCTCGAAGTGCACCCAGAAAGTTCTCGACACAGTTCGCCATCCATATGCACTTGTGTGATCTCTACCCTTCCCTTATAACGCCTTATATGCGCTACGAGAGACGGCTCCACGATAACCACATAGAAGACGGGCGCTCCCGGATCACTCGGCCAGTAGTCGTATTTATAAAAACGCACCTTACCCCTGCGACTTTCTGTCCACCCACGTGATCTGTTTTGCCTTCCCCGCGAAGAAAAACCACGAGTTGCGTGCGGTTTTGACCTCGAAGCCCCTAGTTTTATAGAGCCCAATCTTCTCTGGCGGCGGATGACTCACCCTCTCCTCGAGTTTGAGCGCGGGGTCGTGCTTCGAAAGATCGAAGGTCTTCGCGTAATCCATCCTCCCCGCAAGGAAGGGGCAAATCTCAACCGCGTCCAACGCACACTCCTCGTGCATAGGACCGTCGATAAAGAGCCTATTCTCGCACGAGCGCGGCCCTCCTACAAAAACAATCCAATACTCCAACGGCTCTCCGCAAATCCAACAGAGGCGCTCGTTCGCACATCTCCAACGGTTCTCTTCATTGACCACTTTGAAGTCCGGGGTCCCGTCAGTGCGGTAGGTAGCGTTGAAGGGAATTGGGATGCCCTTGTATTGCGGGAGTTTTGCGACCCTAGAGTGCATCCTTCTTCCCCTTGATCGTGAACGTCTCAGGATCCGACTCGATCCCCTTACAGTTAACGCGCGACCCGCACCCCGAACACGGCTTTCGTGTCGCCGAGACCCAACGTTGTTCGAGCTCGATGAGCTTAACATGACTCCTAAACACGGCGCCGCACCTACAATAGCACGTGTTTTCACTAAACTCGTCGTGTGCGGACCAGTCGATATCGTCTACCTTGCTCACTTCTCCCCCTCTCCATACACAAACTTCATTCTAAACCCCGCTTTGGCCTCGCTAATCTCAACGCCCTTCGCCGTTAAGATATGCTCGACTTCTTCGGGCGTGAGCGGACTTTCGCCCCTTTTAACAAAAACCTCATTCACGGCACGCAAAACTCTCGCCCTACTCGCAGGGTCGTTCGGAATCTCAAGGTACATCGGCTACTCCTTCCGTATCCCGTAGAGGTTGTGCTTGAGCCGTGTCATATCCCTAAGCACTTCTTTAAACTCCTCCACAACGTTGATGTTTTGGTCGCGCTCCGGAGTCGTTTCGAGCACCTCGACTACGCCGCGTACCCTATCCATAACCCCTTGAACTACTTGAAAAGCCATGTCCAAGTGGTCTCTCTGCGCAGCCTCTACATTCTCGACACGAGACTTCTGCGTGAATATGCGTCCACAAATCTGACACTGCCACTTGTGGTAGCGCAGCTCGAAGCCTTCCTTGTCGGAACTGAGCCGGCGGAGATATTCACCGCAGTGTTTTTGGATCATCGCGCTCCTCCTTACACTTCCAATGCCAAAACACCCAGGGCTCTGTGTATGTAATCCCAAAGTCTTCGTTGTTGCGGATTTTTCGCCCGCACACGCTACACTTCGGGTCCTTTGCAATCCCGATATTGAGCGTGAGCGTGGATCTTATGTTGGGTGTCATATACACGAAACATCACCTCCTTCCACCTACCACCTAAACACTCTCCGTCCCGGAATCCATCCCTCCGGCGTTCTGGCTTCTCTATCAAACACAACATACCCGAAGTTTAGTGTCTCGAACCGCTTAAACCTACTACCCGCAGCAAACGGAATCCCGTCAACTAAGGTGTCGTACTCGAGCGTTTCCCACTGCGCTTTTTCCATTGAAGGAAATCTACGGCGGCCGCGAAAAAATTCGCTTGTAGTTATATACTTCACGCTTCGCTCACCCCCTTCCCCGCTCCTTCCACTTCCTAAACGCTTCCCTCTCCTCTTTCGTAAGGGTTTTGCGCTGCGGCGACGCAATCAACGACTCCAAAATCGCGTGATCGTGCTTCGCCTTCAGCGTTCCGTCAGAGTTGACCCCTAGCGCAACCCGAAATTTCCGTCCGTTGCGCGTCAACTCCTCGCAAATCTCACATCTCTCCTCGGTCACCTTGCACCTCACCCAGCAAACACTCAAAACACACTATCTCAAACCCAACGCCGTTTTCTATATCTTCCTCGGTTAGGGACGCCAGCCATCTCCCGCGGCACATCGGACAGGTCACTTCTCTCGCAGTGACAGCGGACTCGACTAACTCCTTATACTCGTCGTCACTTAAGTCGGGCATCGTTTACCCCTTCGCTGAGATGTATAGAGACCCCATTGACATCATTATAACTCAATTAAACCCGAAAGGCAAGGAAAATCTTTTTCCCTCCCCGAGAAAGTGACTTCTGGATCCCTTTTTCTACCGTTGCGACCCGTACAAATCCGGTTCCCGATCCGGATCTAAATCTCTACGGTTTATCCGTAGAAAAACATTTTCCGACGGACGCACCCGTAGAAAAACATTTCCGTACCCACGCGCGACCCGTAGAAAAATAAACCCCTACCGGCGGGCTTCGCGAGTCTCACTTTAGTGAACACGGGGGGTTCAAAAAAGTGCACAACCCTCTAAAAACATTTTTAGAGGCGTTTTTGGCGCGAAAAAAATTTTCTCGACGCGCGATTTTTTCGTTGCCATGTTTTTTAAGAAGGCGTATAATGAAGATGTAAGATTGAGAAAGGCCACTTGGAGACAAGGCCCATAAAATAACCCAACGCGCGAGACACGCGCATATAAAAGGAGGCAACACAATGGCTACCCAAACGACCCCGGCTGCGGATCCGACCGAGTTCAAACCCCTCACCATGGTAGAACTCAAGCAGAAATACGGTGACCAAGGGGTGCTCGACCTCGCCAACGCGACCCTCAAGCTTCGGTTCCAACGGCTCCAGTACACGCAGAGCCCCGAAGCGAAGCAGGCAGCGAAGGACCGCCGGAAGAAAACGGCCGAAGAGATCAAGCAGTTCCGGGCGTGGAAGGAACAGCAAGTCCGGGACGCGATGGCCAAAACGGCCGGCGCGAAGAAATAACCGAAGAGAAAGAGCCACTCGAGAGTTGAGTGGCTCTTTTTTTGCCCTCATTCTACCTCCCACTTTATCTTCCGAAGGAGCTTGAGCGCCTCTTCCGTCGGGACTTCCTCGCCCTCGGGTATCGGATCGGGAGTAGGGGGTGCGAATTCCATAAACAACGGAAGCGCGTCTTCGCTCGGCGACTCGGGTTCAGGGGGTTGAGGAAGCGCTTCGGGCTGTAACTCGGGGTCGGGCTCTGGCTCTTCCTTAGGAAGTGGGTCGAGTTGCGGTGGGTCGGGTTCAGGGAGCTGGAGTATCGGGATCGGGGCTTCGGGCTCGGGTCTCGTTTCCATTTCGCGCGTTGGAGACTCGAGTAGCTTTCTAAACCCTAACACAACCAGATCTTCCCCTTTGTATGCGAGCACAAACCGTTTGAAACTCTCGTACTGTCTCGTTGTCAGACCACAATAATACGCCGTTTCCGTGTTCGGTTGCAAGCACCCGATACACACAATCTTCCCCTTCTGCTTTTGCGACCCGCATTTATGACAAATCACGAACTCCTTTTCTACTTCCCCTCTCTTTAGTGGCCCGTCCCACTCTCTACTCATACACTTCGGACAGTACGATGGTGTCTCCGTTCTCCTCTCCCAAGTATGCCCGCACTCCTTACACGTGCAGCGCAAAGGTGAGCGCGGAGCACGCATAGAACCACGACAATTTTCACAATATAACGTAGGAATTATATTCGAAAATTGCTGATTACACCCCCAACACTCGCAAACACAATCCTCACCAGTACCCCGAGGACGGGAAATGATCTTGGGTTGTAGCTTTTCCATGGCTCCTCCCTATGGTCCGTGCGCGATTTGTGCCCCAGTAGGGCCACAAAATGACTACTGTTTTGCTCTCTTATATATTATTATACATACAAATTATTATAAAATACATAAGATACTATGTATATTATGATATATAAGAGGTCAAAGCAAGGAGCATAACAGGGGATAACGAGCATAACTCAAGGCCTCAAAGAAAAAAGAGCTCAAAACTCAAAATTCCGAGTTGCCTATTCAAATTTTCTGTGTTAAAATTGACTTCAAGATAGCAGAGGCCCTACACAACCTCGCGCTATCTGCCTCAAGGCGCTGCACCGCGCCCTGTGGCGCAAAGCAACGCTACGCACTCCGGAGTCGGAAAGCCGTAGCGGGCGCTAGAAGGCACTGCACACGCAACGCTGCCACGTTGCATATGGCAGTATACAGCGCGGCAGCGTTGCAATACATCACCGCACCTACCGAGCCACGAGCCACGCGCAGAGCACCGCACCGCACCGCAACACGGCACACAACCCGGGAATTCTCAATATGGCCAAGCCGCGCGCTACGGTAGACGACGCAATCGTCTCGATGGGACGTGATCGGGTGAGGGATGCGGACCGCGACAAATCCGACGGCTCGCTGCCCGAGCGTCCACCTGACGAAATCCTCGTTCCGTCAGCACCTCCAGAGGGCGAAACTGTTGCGAATCTCTTTTCGCACATTCCGGCGGGCGAGGGCTATTACATAAAGCTCTACAAGCGCTTCCCGGTGCCTAAGGAGTACGGCAACAACCCCGTCTTCCTCCTCGACTTCGAACAACCCGAGCTGCTTAAGGATATCGAGAGCGAGGTTCTCAAGGCAGCGATCGCACGGGGGTGGACAGACGGCATCTACGAAGCAAAGCTCATCAAGCAAAACACGCCGGGAATTATTGCGGCGCAGCGCATAACGCTCAGTGTGCCGCCGCCTCCTGCGGTCACCGCCACACACCCCCAGAACGGTAACGCGCCGCAAAGCGATCCGACTGCTCTCCTTCTTAAGGCCGTTGAGATTGTGAAGTCCATGCAACCTCCTCCTGCGCCCGCAACACCTCCGACGCCCGACATAACACCGGTTTTCAAAGCGGTTGCCGAGATTTATAAGACGGGACGAGATTCTGCGGCACCCACCACAACCCCCGTTGCGCAAGCCCCGCAACCCTCAATCGTCGAGCTCGCAAAAGCGATTAAAGAGTTAACCCCAGCACCAGCACCACCGCCCGCAGCCCCCGATCCTCTTGCCGTCCTCGAGAGGGTTGGGGGCCTCCTCAAAACGATGGCGCCTCCAGCGCCGCGGGACACAACACCTGCTGTCGACCCTATCGAGATGGCGATTCGCCTCAAGGAGCTCTTCACACCTCCTCCGAGCGCACCGCAGCCCGATAACACGGATCGCATGATTACCCTCATCACGACCCTCGCTCCCTTAATACACGAGAGTGGAGGCGGAGGCGGAGGAGGGGAGCCGGTCTCTCCTGCGATAGAACTTATAAGGGCACTCGCTCCGCAAGCGGGGAAAATTTGGGGGGATACTGCGAGGATGGTTTCGGCGATTGTTGCGTACAAGTCGGGAGCTGCGGTTCCGCCACCTCAGGCGCAGCAACCTCCTCGAGCGACAGTCCAGCCGCCTCCTCGAGCACCGATGGAAGGCTTCCCTCCTTCCTTCACACCACCTCCACTACCCGCCGAGACGTCTCCATCACCGTCTCCTCTCTCCGAGACGTCTCCGGTTGAAGCGCAAGAACCGCTCGGGCCCGAAGCAACCGCACCACCTCCGCCGCCTCCTCCGGCGCCGGTTGTTGAGCACATTCCAGTCACCGAACCGGGGGCTGAACCCGTTATGCAAGCAGAGGTAGTAAAGGAAGAAGCAATGCTACCCGTGTTTCAGGCAATACGCAACGCAGCAGAAGCGAACGACCGGGCTTTTTATCCACAACTCGAAGAACTTCTCGCGAGAATAACGACCCCTGAACAGTTCGAGCAAATTCTCGCCGGGCAAATTCCGCCGGACGATGTGCTGGGAACTGTGCAACGGTGGGGCGGGAACTTCTTCGGGACTGCTACCGCGAAAGCCTATTTTAAGGGGTTTTTGGGTTGGGCAGCTGAGCAGCAGCAAAACCTCATCATGGCTCGTTGCTCTCAGTGTGGAACGGATTGGACGTTTCGCTCCGAGGGAGAACTTGCCGAGAATCCGCACTGCGCGGATGATGGCCAACTACTCGAGAGGGTGCCGTGAATTGTGCGCCGGGATGTGTGCGCCTCCGATACCGTATAGGAGGTAGGACCCGTGACGTTACTGGGAACCTTTATCGACACGAGGACTGTGTCGTTAGCGTCTTCCGGTTCGACAACCTTCGCGCACGGCCTAGGGCGTCTGCCGCATATCGTTTGGGGGATTGCAACATATTCCGCCGCAACGATCGCGACAAACGTCCCCGCCGCGTATTTAACGGCGCAATGGGACTCGAACTCCGTCACCCTGTTTAACAGGGGCAGCAACACGGAGACCTGGACGCTCGTGACACAGTTCTTCCACTCAATCATCCAGTAAGCCACGAGAGGGGATCGGCATGGAGGGAAGGGTAATAGTGCTTATGATAGGGCAAAACGAGCTCATCGTGGGGAAGGAAGCTGACCCGTCGTCTGACCCAGAGTGTTTTGAGTTGCGCGACGCGGCCACAAACACCATGATCACGGATTTGGTGCCCCAAACGGGAGCTGTACGAGGAGCGCGGGCAGAGCAGGTGACGTTTTTGCCCGTCGGGAGCCCTCTCTTCAGTATCCTCTATGTCGACCCCCTCTTTGTGCGTAAGGATAAGGTTATCGCTTATGGATGGGTAGAGTCAGGGGATTTGTACAAAGCGTACATGGGGTATGTGAATCAATATCTTAAGCACGAAACGGCGAGGATTCAATAGTGGCAACCCTAACACGGGACGCGTTCAAGATCGTCGCACAGGGCACTTACAAACGTCCTTCGCTCATGCTCGCCCTTATTGCAACCGCGAAACTCCTACCGATTGAATGGGCGGGTGAGGTGTTGAGTATAGGCTTCCCGCCGAATGTAGAGCGCGGGATTTGGGGGGTTACTCACCCAGACTTTGGGGGCTCCGTGAATAATGCGATCCAATACACGCGGGTGTTGCCGAAAGCGCCGGACGCAGTGTTTCTTCTCGAGGCACCGAAGCATATTGCCTTCGGGATTTGGGAGAGGTGGATGAAGGAGCCCGATGATGTCGTGGGTGTTGTGAGTCCCGATCACAAGGCGCTTATCGTCCGTCCCGGGATGCTCAAAGACCTCCCCTTCAAAGACGGCAAACTTACCGCCGCGCTCAAAGAAGTCTCCTGGCTCGACTTAGACGCGGAAGGGGAAGAAGAACCGCCTCCGTTATCAGGGCTGAAGCCTCCTACAAACCCGGAGCATACAATTGTAGTTGCCGTCCCGACTTTGGGTTATGTGTCGCTCGCGTTTATCCTCCACTTTTTCCAAATGGCGTTTCCTGTCGCGTCGATAAGGGAGATGGCGATTGTTAAGGGCCTCGAGGTTGCAGAAGCCCGCGAACGGTGTATTGACCACCTCCTTTCCCTCGACCCCCTTCCTTCCTACTTCGTCTTCCTCGGCGATGATATGCTTTCGCCTCCCGTGGGTATGCCTATGCTCTTCGACACCCTTCTCGATCACAAGCTCGAAACAGCCGCGGGACTCTACCACATGAAGATGCCCTACCCGCAACCCTTAATGTGGAAGACAGGGCATATCGGCCTCCTGAGACCGGGAAGGGATTTTAAGCACGGCGACCTGGTCGAGTGCGATGGCACGGGACTCGATTACTGTCTTTTCCGCTCGGAGTTGTTTAAGAAGATTTCGAAGCCGAGGTTTAAGACAGGGCATGAACTTGTCGCACCAAGACAGTACTTAGTACATACAGAGGACGCGTGGTTCTGGCAAAAGTGCGCGGAGGAGACGGGAGTTAAGCCGAGAGTTGACACACGGGTTACGATAGGGCATTTCGATTACGTGACCGGTAGGGTGTTTTAGATGCAGGAAACAGAGAACGCACTCGACACGATTCGCGAGTTCAACCGCCTCTACCACGAGAGCGAGGTTTGGGAGAACCGGACTTTCTTTCTAGGCATCCCCGTGAAGAAAGCGCCCACGGATCTCTGGCTTTATCAGGAGCTTATTTCGAAGGTCCGGCCCCAGGCGGTTGTCGAGACGGGTACGTATGTTGGGGGTTCTGCGGCCTGGATGCTCGGGTGTATGTTGCTTTCGAGGATTGAGAGTCCTCTTGTGGTTACCGTGGACCTCGAGCAGCGTCACGAGTTGCGAACGCCCGAGATTGTGCAGCTTGTCGGGAGCAGCACGGAGATCGCTACGCAGAACGCTATCGAAAATCTCGTCGCGGGCAAGTCGCCGGTTATGGTGGTGCTTGATAGCGATCACAACGCGCACCACGTGCTCGATGAAATGGTGATGTACGCGCCCCTAGTTACTACAGGCTCGTATCTCATTGTTGAAGACACGAATCTCAACGGCCATCCTATAAGGCCGGGCGCGGGTCCGGGACCCATGGAAGCGGTTAAGGAGTTTCTCTCCTTAGAGGAAGGTGCGGCGTTTGAGGTCGACGAGACGTGTCATAAGTTCTTACTCACTTTTAATCCTTCTGGGTACTTACGAAAGGTGCGGTGATGGAGACAAAAGAACGGGGAGAGGAGCTTGTCGAGCATAGTGCGTCGTGGAAATCGACCGCGACCCTAAACACGTTTAAGAAGCTGAACTTGGGTTGCGGCCACGATTACCGAAAGGATTGGGTGAATGTCGATTTTGACAGCCGCGTGAAGTGCGACCTCGAGCTCAACCTCTTCGAGTACCCTTGGAAGGGCTTGGAGGACAACACGTACAGTGAGGTCGTGGTTAGGCACTTCCTCGAGCACGTGCCCGAGCCGATCGGCTTCATGGACGAGTTGTGGAGGGTGTGTGCGCCGTTCGCGGAGGTCTCCGTCATCGGACCTTACTGGAGTTCGGTGGGTACGCATCAAGACCCGACGCACAAACGCGGTCTTTGTGTGCCGTTCTTCCACTACTTCTCCTCACGGGGGCGTTTAGGGCTTGGCGTTGACCACTACCCGATCAAGGCAGACTTCACACTCGAGAAGTCAGAGCTCATCTTCCATCCGGATTTTGAAGGGCTCCCACAAGAGCACAAGGAATTTGCGCTCGATCATTATATTAATGTTGTGGATGAGTTGCGCGTGACGCTTCGCGCGAATAAGGTGTGAGTGTGGATCCATCTCTGCAGAATCTCGATCTCAAGACCGAGGTGGAGCGGTGGGCTTTCTTCCTCGCTCGCTGCGGGTATTGCGGTACGACGCGGTATATGGGCGTGAATGTTAAGCGCAACGCCTTTATGTGCTATACGTGTTTTGAGGATCTCCCTCACTCGGAGCAGGTAGAAGTCGGAATGGTGGGCATCCCGTATACGGTTGATGTGGGCGAGCGTCGGCCTCCGGGGTGGAAGTGCGCTCTAGAGCTCCGTCTCTACGAGACCTACGGTCTCGCTGCTGAGCTTAAGCAGGGCGCATTAGTCACGTTCGAGGAGATTTGGGTGTCTTCGTAGTAGCCGGGGTCCCTTTACGCCCTGTTGGGGGAGCGTGAAGTGGACAGAGAGGGGGCGACCGGAGCTGGTGGCTCGGATTCGGTCGCTCCTTCACTTAACACAGGGCGCTGCGTTATGTATAAGATTATTGTGGATATCTTCGAAGGCGAGGAACGCAAAAGGGAAGAGGTAGTGACGCATGTCTTCTACGGGCGTTCATTGCTAGGGGCTGCGGAGATTGAAGAAGCACACCGAACCACGGACATGTTTTATCGGGCGGCGATAGAAGGTCGGGATTTTAGGCGGATTCGGCTCTCGGCAGAGGTGAGAATTGAGAGGGACACCGAAGACGGGGGTGTTGAGGTAATTAATGAGTTCGAGGTGCCCAAGGGCTTAGGGTGGCGTACGTGAAGCTTAGTCTTGTGGCGCGTCGGTATGGTATCGTAAAGTATTGGTGAGGTACGGTGCGGCGCTGTACGGTAAGGGTAATGTGAAGTTTTGTCCTGTGCGGTAGAGGTGATGTGAAGTGGAATCTGGGGTTGTAGAGACGGTTACGGCAGAGCTTCGAAGGACGACCCGGGTGTTATCTGTTCCCGAGGACGTCGACTACACCCTCTACGACACGCTCCCTTTCGTGTCAGGGAAGACGAAGGAGCTCGTGTTTGGCGCGTCGGGGGAGGAAGATCTCTCGCGACGGAACATAACGTGTGGAGTGCTCGGAACGAAGCTACTCCAGGTGTACGATCTTCGGGTTGTTTATCTTTACAGGGGCCTAAACCCTATCAGGGCCTTGCTCGTGCCGGATATTGCTGCGCTGGTTGGGGGAGGTCACGCCTCTATCTACGCAGGCGACAAGGAGTACGGTCCTTGGCCCTTGACTGATCTCTTCCCGGGTGGTGATTATGCCCTCATGGCACTCCTGCTCACCGCGAATTATGTGTGCATTCACAAGAACGGGAGAAAGCTCGGGATCAGGCTCACTTTCAACCCCCACGAGAAGTTTTCGTTCGTCGTGAAGTGGCCGCATTCTGCGAAGCTACAAACAGGGCCTTGGGAAGTGCAATTTAAGGCGACGGGATTTGCAAGGAGGCCAGTGTAAAATGGCAGAGCCGTGGGTAGATATGGGAATTTCGAAAGAGGAATGGGAGCGGGGGATTAAGGGCTTGAACAAGAAAATCCACGAGTCCCGTGAGAAGGAAGAGCGAGAGAAGAAGGAGAAGGAGCGCAGGTGATGGTAACTCAGGGCTACGTACAGACGCTAAGCGCGACGTTTGTGAAGCTCGGCGATCTTCAGGAGCTTGTGGGGAAGCTTCACTCTGAACTCGAGTACAACCCGGACCCCCAGGTGGCGGAGGTACTCGAGAAGAACCTCCTCCCGAGTCTTGAGTACACGTCGAAAGTGCTCCAGTGGATTGCGAAGCGCGCGGGACTCGAGGTGCAGCCGGTAGGGCGATGACGACGAGAAGGTTTAAGCCCCCAACAACGAGTGCGAGTGTCGAGAGGAAGGTGCGTCGCGCGGCGGAGCGAATCGTCGAGACGGTGAGAAGTGCGGCGGTCGACGAAGCCGAGTTGCTTGCGAAAGACCTTGAGGGCACAGCGACAGCGTTCGTGTCGCAGATCCTCGAGGGCGTGAAGGGTGCTGTCGAAAAGACGTTAAGGGGAGCACGTGGGCGGCCGAAACTTCTTTAGGACCAAAGAGTTGAGCGAAGGTGGGGAGGTAAGGTGTCTTAATTGCCATAACATGCTAATTCCCTTTGTGGCCGCGGATCGCCTTAAGCTGAGAATGAGCTGCACGCGGTGTAAGTGCCAGGTTTATGTGTTTTTGCGGCAGCCTGTCGATGAAAGAGTTGTGAAGGCGTGGGAGGAAGCGAGGACGGCGACGGATGGCGTGCGGAAAGCGGAAGATAACGTTAGGTCCGTATAAGCGGGATGTGTGGATTGGCGGGGTTGATGTGAGTAGAGAGAATGGCTACCCACTTCTTAGGGGCAACGAAATAATGATTATCGCCGAGAAGCGGGAGTTAGAACTCTTTGCCGTAACGAGGCGCGGACCTTTCACGCTCAAGACGAAGGAGGAAGTGCATTAATGCGACGATTTTGGGCAGCGGTCGCAACCGCGGTGGTTTTGGTGAGGTTCTTTGCAGGGCTTCATTCTTCCGACGCACAACCCGCAGCGCCGAGCATCGGGGGGCAAGCTACGGGGGCGCTGACGATAATCGGACCGCCTCCTACGTGCACCTTCGACGTGTATTTTTCGCCTTACGAGGATATTGAGGACGTAATTCACCAAGAGTTGAGTAATTCCCGAGGGCCAATCTTTTTCTCCCTTTATGGCATCTCAAATCACGCCCTCGCTGACGACCTAATCCGGATTGTGAAGGGCGGAGAGGACAAGAAGCAAGCCGCAGGACGCTCCGATCTCCACGCCCTCTTGATCAAGGCGGGGGTCGATCTTGTCGTGAAGCCTGTGGGCGTCCTAGAGCATAATAAAATGCTCGTTATCGAGGACACGCAAACCGTGGTTATTGGGAGTTGGAACTGGTCGCGCACGGCGCAGAGACAGGATAATTCCGAGGTTGTTTTTCATCATTGTCCCGAGGTGGTAAGGAAGGCCAAAGACGCTGTGCTGAGGATTATTCAGAGAGACGAGCCTTGATAATGTTTACACCCTACCTAAATCGTGCGACTATGCTCGCCCTTTACAACACGGGGCGTAGTCGTGCATCACGAAAACCCTTACAGTTCCCGCTCTAAGTTTGTCCACGAGAGAGTACAGAGTCCGAGGCGCTTCGCTAAGGGCTCTTTCCGCACAATAAGCCCTTCGGGTCGCCCCGACGTTCGCCTGATTACTGCCTGCCCCAAGGGCTACTTCCGCCGAGGGCTGTGCGTTATCGGCACCCAACTCCAATCCATCCTCCACCACAAAAACCCTGCTATCTTCAGAGGGCGCGCTTCCCAAGCCTGGGAGCGGGATTACGCAGACGCACTTCACTCCTTGAGTCATAGAATTCTCGATCGGATGGACAACGAGGCTCGGGCTGCGGCTATGGATTACGGCCAAGCGCCCGAGGCCGTGTTTGACGATTTGCTTCACTACGTGAAGAGTGCGGGACGATTGCGGCAGTTCGGACGAGGGTGGAGAGAGAATCCTGAGGGCGAAGACGATTTGTACGGGGAGTATATCGAGGAAGTAGGGCTGTCCGGTCACGAACTCGCCGATGAGCTCTTAGAGAAGGCGGAGGAGATCTCTGGGCTCTACGGTGTAAGGCTCAGGATTGTCATAGAGGAGATTCTCGAAGCGTTGGAGATGGGACTCGCGGGACTATCCGAGGACGACGACGGCGGCGGCGCGTTGGGGGCGTAGAATATGGACGTTGGCGCGGTCGTGCCGATTCAACGCTACGCGCTCGGGATCGGTAACCGGGTCGTTTCGATCAACACGGTTAATCGCATGGTTGATGCGATTAAGAAGGGCTCGAATGATCAGTTCGTCCGCGATTGGGCGGAACATATGGTCGAGAATGTCCCACCACGCGATCACTACGCTGAGGCCAAGGCCATTTTCGACTTTCTTCAAAGCAACACGAGATACGCTAACGACCCCCGGGGGCTTGAGTATTTCAAAACCCCGAACCTCGTGCTTAAGCTTATCTCTGCGGGGAGAAAGCCGAGTCTCGATTGCGACGACTATGCCGTTACGGGGCTCTCTCTCCTTCGGAGTTTGGGTTATCGCACTGGGATAAGGATTGCGGGGTATGGGGCGGACAAGGAGTTCACGCATGTCTATGGGATGGTGAATATTGATGGGAAGTGGGTGTCGTTCGATCCGGTGAGGCTAGAGTATGGTTTCGGATGGGAGGCGCCGGGAGCGACGGTGAGGCGCGACACGTTGATTGATGAGGGGCCAGCGATTCAAGGGGACGGGATTGGGAACACGGCGGCGACGACGGCGGGTTTAGGATTAGGGGCGTTATTCTTCCTAGGGTGGATCTATCTCATGACCGTGTCGAGCGGGAAACGGAGGCGATATGCTTGAAAGGGCGAAGCAGAGGATTGAGTATGCACTCGAAGAGGTAGAGGAGGCCCAGGCGAGCGACCCCGGGGATAGGGATCTCGGGAAGATTGCGGGGCTGCTTGCACGCGCCCTTGGCACGATTGATCTCTTCGAGGTGAAGAGAATGAGGGCTAATAGGGCGAGGAGGGGGATGCGGTGATACATCATCTTAACCGGTATGGGGCGCGGCGTTACAATCCGAAGGAAAGTCGCAAGGTTGTAAAATTACTGAACGACTCAATCAATTCTGTCGTCCGAGCAGACCACGCCTTAGAAATGGCCGAAGAAGAAGCACTCGACCGTAGCACGCGAGCAATGTTCGACGAGTTTCGAAGCATTCTTGAACAGACCGCATCGAAAATGCAGGACTCTCTCGAAGAGCTAATACGCGGAGATGAGTATCCTGCGTGATATGCGTAGGAAGGGATTGAGATGAGCTGCGGGATGCCGCATCGACTACGCCGCAACGTAGAACGGGAGGAAGAGTACCGCGCGAGAGTAAAACTTCTTGGTCAGGTGCTTTTCGAGAAACTGTCGGAACGAATCGCGCAGAGAGCGAGAGCCGAGCACAAGTGGTGGGGGATAAGCTGGGAGAGTATGCATCTCGACCTCTTAGAGCGTGTTATAGACGAAGCAATGAGATCGCGACCCGAGGAGTAGTCCGTGCGCCATACGAGGTACAGACGTAATCAAGAACGCCCCGATCTCGATACTCAGCGTCTCGTCAGCGAACTCCAGAGGGTGCAGTACATTGTCGACGACGAGTTGGGCCGAGCTATAAAGATAGCGCTCATGCAACCCAGTCGTAGGGCGGACTTTACCTTTGCAGAGACTCTTGATGCGGCGCTGAGGAGATTAGGAATCGCGAGTAGGTATTTGGAAGAGCAGAGACAACAGATCGGCGCAATGTTTTGGGGTTTGGAGTAGCGATGTTCGCACAAGTCTCCACCGGGGGTATAGTTCCCGCGAGTATGACGCCCGAGATTGCGTTGCAGCAGAAGCTCATCACCCCTACGCAGTTCAAAGAGATTAAGATGTCCTTACCGAGTGGCGTGACCTGGTGGGATTATCTCGCAGCACACTACCCAAACACTGCGGCGGCGATAGAAACCGCAGGGGCAATGGTTCCGGGCGGCGGGGGTGCTACGGCGGCGTATGAGACTTATGCGCCGGTTGTTGAAGAGGCAGCAGGGGCTGTAGCGGGGGCTGCGTCTTCGTATGCTAAGTACCTTCTCCTCGGGGCGCTGGGGATTGGGTTGGCGTATGTGTTTCTTCCGCCGTTGCTCACGGCGTATGTGAAGGGGAGGGCGACGTGAGTCCAGAAGCTGCACTAAGCGCGAAATTGATCACGCCGCAGCAATTCACGGATATTAAGATGAATTACTCTAGCGACCAGTGGCCGGGCGTGGTACAGGAGACTATAGGGCACAATATCCAGCAACAAGCTGTGGGCGCGGAGATTGTGCAGCAGGCGCGGCAAACATTCCCTACGACGATTGCTGCAGCACTGAGTCTTATGAAACCCAAGCCCCCGGCGGGGGTGTCGTCTCCGGGAAAGGGCGGGTCGCCGAAGGCTGTGGGAGGGAAAGGGGCTTTTGCGCCGGGTGCGGGAGGGTTGTTAAACTTCGGGGGGATTGATTTCACGATGCCCCTCGTAGTCACGGCGGGTGTCCTTCTGGTTTATCTCTTTTGGCCGTCGGGCAAGGAGGAGAAGGCGAAGTGAGTCGGGATGCTACGGGGTATCTTAAGGATGTTGATGAGATGTGTGAGCAGGCTTGGGTCACGATCGAAGCGATGGCCGAGGATATTGCGAACGAACACGGGGTGGATAAGGTTGACGTGATGGCGGAGATTGTCTCGGGGCTCGACGACCGAATGGAGGAGGTAGCTTAGCGCTATGTTCGGACAACCTACAGGCACGCTTCAGGAAGCAGCGGTAGCAAAAATTCAATCGCAGGCGGCTGCCTTCCTCGCGCTCAAAGAACCCCTTTACAAGGCGACGCTCTCTTCGGATCTCAACGTGCGTAATGCCGCAACGCCCCTTTATCAAGAGCAGCTCGGACTCGAGGCGCAACTCCCCGCGGTACTTAGCTCGGCACAACAGGTCCAAGCAGGGACTTATGCGTTGACGGATATCACAAATCTCGCGGCGTTCGCGACTCTCCTCGAGAAGCATATGGTAGCAGCACAGAGGGTTGTAGGGAAGGTGTCGCCGCTCTCTATTGGGGGTTTTGATGTTACGAGCCTTGCGGTGCCGGCGCTCGTAGTAGGGGGCTTGGTGTTCGCGAATTGGTGGTTCGGGAGGAGGAGGGCGACGGCGTGACGAAAGCTTTCTATATAGGGATGTTCGTGTCGGGGAAAGGACGCGTCTTTTCGTCGAAGAAGAAAATGACCAAGGAGAAGTTTCCTTTCTACGTCTCTGTAATAGGGCCGTTCAAGAGTGATGATGCCGCGAAGGAATTTGCGAAGCGCCGCTCCTTGCGCGTGGGGAGGAAAGCGTCATGAGTTGGTATGTTGGAATATATCCGGGAAGAGAGAGGCCGAGAATATTCTTTACGACGACAAAGCCCACTGAGCGCACGTATCCAGAGTTTGAGAGGGTTATAGGACCGTTTTCGTCGAATACTCTCGCGAGGGAGTATGTAGATTTGAGAATTTCGAGGACCAACCCCGGCGCCGAATACCACCGGATAGCGTTCGGTCAGGCACGACACTCTCGGGATGCGGCTAAGGGCGCGAAGCGCGATTTCTTCCTCGGGCAGGCATTTTCCGAAGCGAGATCGTATCGCGAGTCGCTCGACCGGGGGATGAGTAGTAACCCTCCACACGAAGACGACGACCTCGTAGAGGTCTACGACGACATCCACGCGATCGAGGCGAGGAAGGGGAAAAATTCTTATTGGCCGGGCGAGAATTTTCGGCATGATTTTACAAAGCGCAAAACCCCTATCTTGGGTGTTGATCGCTCCGCAACCCTCGAGTTGAGTGGTGGGAGGAGGGTGCGTGTGCCGGCGGGGTCGTTGCTCGTGCCTGCGAAAAAAGGGCGGAGATTGTTCAAGCAGATTCACTATCGCGACGACGAGGTTGGAAGGTAAGATGACTAACCAGGATCTCCGTACAGTCCACGCATTCTCCGAGCCCGTTGCAAAGGCGGTTGCCGCGCTCATCGAGAAGGAAGCAGCAACGCTCCGTAAGATGCTCGACGACCGACGCGTTTCCCGGGAGGAAGTGGAGTTCAGGCTCAAGCGTGCCGTAACGGTGAGATTGTTTGAAGGTGTTATGACCGAAAAGGGAGTTGCCTTCTGTCAGTGAGGGCCAAGGGGCCTGGGGCGTCGTGCTCTGGGCAATTATCCACCAGCAAAGGAGAAATAAGATGCCCCTCGAGCCATTTTTGATAAATCCGGCACGCTTTCGGCCGAGGCGAACGCGACTTAAGCGTCTGACGGCTACACGAGCTCAAACGCGCAAGTTCGCGGCCCGCTACTGGGGCGGCCCGGACGAGACCCGACCGCTACCCCCAGTTCGCCGAGGGGCGGCTGCGCGAAAAAGGAGGAAGAGCAACATGGCGAGGTATAACGCTTGGCCCGGGCATCGCACTGCCCACAAAAAGGCCGCAAAGAAGGGATGGGCACGAAGACGTCGTGCGGGACACGTGTCCTTAAGGAAGCGCCGGGCACGACCCTCTGTGAAGCGGCGCTCGTACGCAAAGCGGCGCGCGACACGTCAGCACTACGCGTATCAGGCAATTCGGCGTAGGGCGCGGAAGATACCCATGGAGCAGTGGTATAATCCGGTGAAGCGCCGGCGGAAGCGTCGTCGCAATGCCTGGTATGACTCCTCGAGGCGCCATTCTTATGCCGCGAGAAAGGGGTGGAGACGAAGAAAGCGCAGCTACCGCCGGAACATTGGAGAGAGTCTCATGATCGCAGGGGCAAATCCGCGTCCGCGACGGCGTTACGCGCGGCGTAACACCTACACCCGGAAGCGTTACTACAGACGCAATCCCGCCGTGTTTGGGAAGGTGCAACACGCTCTTCCCCTTATGGTGGTTGGCGCCGCTTCTTCGATCGCGACCACAGTCGCGCCTACGCTCACAGCAAGCTTCCTCGGCACGGGTGCGTGGCAAAAGTACGCGTCCCAGGCCGTTATGGCAATTGGGGGCGGAATGGTCGTCGACATGGTCTTCAAGAGAAAAGGGTACGGCACGATCTGGATGATCGTTGGCGGCTCCATCATTATCGCTGACGTTGTCAAGGAGTACGTACTCAAGGGAATGTTCGGCCTGAGCGACTTCGGGGTTCCTTTGGCGTATCAGAGTTTTGGAGAGCCCGAGGAACAGTTCGAAGGGGGCTCCTCACTCGCGCCTGCGGCTGAGGGAAGCTTTGCAGAGGCAGGGGCTTTCCCGTCTGGAGATCGCTTCTCTGACCTCGGGGCGTACGTTGCTCCCGGGCAGCTCGTCTACTAGGGCGCAGAGCTTTAGTTTGACGTTTCGGTAAGTCCGCATTGTCGGCTGCTTCTTTTCCTCTTCACTGAAGGGGAGAGATGAGAGGGTAAAATGCCTTTCGGACAAACAAATCCCGTCGGATACGGGACGCAACGCATGCAGGTGGTCGGAGACCCCCTGAAATCGCAAGTCACACGGGTACAGAGGCCCGAGTTGCCGGAGGACCTCTGGCAGCCGCTCTACGACCGAATTAACCTGGTGTCGGCCGGGGGCTCTCTGAGCTCTGAGTACGCATTCTTCTCGACGCCTAAGGGGCAGTCCGCGACCCTAATCACGGGTACCGCGGCCCCTGCTTCGAAGACGAAAACGTTCCGCGACACAAACCTCGATCAGGCTGGGGTTGTTCCGACGAAGCTCTTTAAGTTCATCGGCATCTCCATGATGATCGTGCACGGGACAAAGAACTCGGTCACGAATTCCGCGGACCGGGATCTTTTCTTCACGGGTGGATTTCTGCGTTTCAGGATCGTTGACAAGGACATCCTCATTCTTCCCTTGACCAACTTCCCTGAGCAGAACCCGATCTCTTCCGTGGCGACGACCGCAAACAACTCTACGATCACGGCGCAAGGGGCTGGCGGTGGGCAAGGGATCAAGTGGTACCCCCTACCCATCAACATCACCCTGAACCCGTACGAGAACTTCTCGGTCGTAATGGACTTCGACGGCACGGTCACGCTGACGGGGGCCATGGACGTGGGGATTGTGCTCCAAGGGTTCATGAGACGTCCTACCTGAGCACGCAACACGCAATCAAAGCTGGGACCCGGGTCATTCAACGGCTCGGGTCCCAACCTTCACTGGCAGTGAGGAGGAGGATCAGCGGATGAGTTGGAAGGAGTCGTATACATATAGTACGAAGTTCACAGCACTCGCGCCGGGCACGGGTGTAGCGTTTACGGATAACGAGATTAGGATCGACACGGATGCGGACTTTGAGTTTATAAAGACCATGTACTTCCCGGGGTTTGCGCGTGCGAGGGTAAGATATCGCGACGACACGAACGGGAGGTTTTTGATGAAAGCCACCGAGGATATCCGAACGATCGGTGGGAGATCGATCGCGGGGCTTCAAGACGGCTCGGTGATCCAAGGGGTTGATAGGTCCCCGAACTCTTTCATTCCTTTTATCTGGGCGCGGCCGTATATTATTAGTGGCGCGACCTCCTTCACGGTCTCGGCTGCAGATTTCGCAAACCTCGCCGCTTATGATTTTTACCTCTCCTTCCACGGATCGAAGATTAGGCCGGGTAAGGCGCCTTGGGATAAGGAATGGGGGGCTGTGGTCCCGTACACGTATCCGATTGATGTGTCGGGGTTGATTAGCGTCTCGGCGAACAGCACATTCTCGGCGGGAATTCCCACGGACGCGGACTCGCACTTTCTCGTGTACAAGATCACGGGGTCGCGGACGGGGCAGGCGCTCGTGACGATTAAGGACTCCGCGCGCGATAGGCAATGGATGGACTCGCCGGTGCATATTGATAATATGGTGGGGTGTGGAATGTTCCCGAATATCCTTCCTTCTCCGAGATTTATTGAGCGGCGCTCTGTCATTGCCGTGACTGTACAGGATTTTTCAGGGGCGACGAACAGCATCGAGATGAATTTCCACGGGGTCAAGCTTTACGAGAAGGGGTGATGCATGAGCACATTCGGGAGCATCGGGAAGTTTGCGCAGGACGTTGCAAAGGGGCAGGAAGCTATTACCCAGGGCGCTGTGATTAGTCAGCCTAACTACTCTTACTTAGGGGCAATCCGACGGCGTCAGTGGGTGATGCGGCGGCCTGCGTGGGGCCAGAAGAGGTCGAAAGGGACAATGACCTCGGAAGGAATCACGGAACGGATTAGGGCATTATACTACCCGAGGTATCTTCGCGACACGGACCAGGGCTTTAGCCGTACTGCGAGCGATATCACAGACCGTGCAATGGTGTTGAGGGGGTCGACTCCTGCAGCACCAGGGCCGCTCAACACCCGGGGCTTCGCGAAGAGCTACAAGAAACGCGTGATGCAGAAGCTCGGGATTATAGCATCGCCGGATCTCGCGTACACGGTGCGCACGGAGGAGCCGGGGTGGTTGCAGAGGGTCGAGACCTTTGCGTTTGCGGACGTGCCTGTGGGGTTGTCAGCCACGACCCGGACCTACGGTGGACGCACAGGACTCGGGTTTATGGACTCGAATCTCATCGGCAACGACGTTGCGAAAGGCGCACTGATAGGGGCTGGGGCTGTGGCGGCTCTGGTAGGGGCAGGGCTTTGGTTGAAGTACAGACACGACCAGGCCAACGCTACAGCACTCGACGCACAACACCAAGAGATGCTCGGGAAGGCGATTGCAGCCCAAGCGCAGGGCGATTATGGGGCGCAGCAGGAAGCGATGGGCCGTGCGATCCTGCTCGAAGCTCAGGCGCTACAAGCGGCGAAGCAGGCCGACACGACAGCATCGCAGTTAGTGCAGGTGGCTGCGAATAAGGGCAAGGCACTTACGAAGAGCGATCTCCTTAGCGCCGCGGCAGAACAGGGGGGTTTGGGTCCTATGTCCACGGCTACGCTCGCGATTATTGCGGCGGGGGCGTTAGCGGCGGGAATTGCAGTTATGTATTTCACGAGGAAGTAAAATGGCGAATAAAACGGGGACAGTAAGGCCATCGATGACAGGGCGCGGGCACTTGCATCCCGGGTTGAGGGAGAGAGGTTTGCCTGCGGATCTTAATAAGATCCTACGCCCCGAAGGGACTATTCCTCCGACTGACGATCCCGCACAGGCGATGCGCGATCAGTGGCTTCAGCAGATCAACGACAACGTCGAGATTCAGACTGAGCTGCAAGCAATAGGGGTCGCGTTTACCGCGAGGCCCGTAACGATTACAACAACGCCCACGCAGATCGTCGACGGGAAGTTTGCCCGGGGGTATATATTTCTCAACCCCACGCCCGTGAACTCGCTTACGGGGTCGGGGGCTGTATTAGCTTCGACCGCCGTGGCTGCACTGGGAAGCGGCAACACACAAGCAAACCCGTTAGGGGTCGCGTCCTTCTTAAACCTCACGCTCTTCCTCAATATCACGGCCGGGACCTCAACAATCACAATAAACGCGCAATCGCAAGACCCCGTTTCGTTAAACTGGGTCACTACCCAAACGCCCTTCAACCTAGTGTCGGGCGTTGGGACTTATTACGCGTCGCTCGGCGCACTAGGCGTTGACACAAGTTTCGCGATCTCATACACCGCAGGGGCCGGAACGGGGGTGACCTTCTCGGTGGGATATGTGTTGAAGAACGGCCTTCCTGGAGGCACTACCGGGGTTTCGAACGCCGTCTTTCTCGGGAATGGCGGTGTTACGACGACAAGCGGTTTTCCGCTCCTCGAAGGACAGACCCGGACGTTCTACTTCAGGCCGAACGTGAGATTGTTCGGTGTGAGCAATGCTGCATCGGGAGTTACAATAAGCGTGTTTGAGCTCCAATAGGAGGAATTGTGTGTGCCCGCAGATGCTTGGGTTATGTTGATCGGAATTTTAGTGAGTGTGCTTACTGTGTTAGTCGGCGGTATGTTTATGTTGGTTTTAGGACTCACTGAACACGTCGCTCAGATCAACGGGAAATTTACCGGGATTAGTGTTTGGGCTCAAGAGCATGAGAAGCGTGATGATGAAAGGTTTAATGCGATCAAGGATAAGCTGGATCGTATGTCTTCTACTTAGCCTGACGGTTATTGCGAAGGCTACGGGACAGATACAGGTGATCTTTGGGGGTAATGTAGATTCAACGCCCAATCCAACCCCCGGGTGTAATGCGCCTAACTCGGCGGTGACTGAGGTCTCAGCGAGTGCCGTGAGTGTTAGTTCGTTTGTTACGGCAACGTCGACGTTCCTTGGTATTAATTCGTCTGGTACGGCGGGGACGGCGAAGAAGTCGACGAATAACGGCGTGACGTGGACTTCGCTGCTGGGGAGTATTACCACGGCCTCGGGGGTAGCTACCCTGGCTAGCGGTAGGGTGGTAGTTTACGATCACGCTACGTGTGTTGATAACGCTCTGCCGTGTCAGGTGGAGTATAGCGATAACTACAGCGTGTGGTCGACCGCGAATGTAGACGGCACGGGAATAAATGGTCCCCATTTTGCGAGCGCATACACAGGGCAAGGGCCTTTAGTCTGCTCGGGGACGACGTGTTTTGCTACGTACTTGAATGGTACAATAACCGCGGGAATGAAGATTGACATTTCTACTGATAGCGCGGCTACGTGGACGAGGTTTTGGGACGACAACTCCCCGCACGCTATGTCGGACGACACCCTGGTTTATTACGACGGGCTTAATCTGATTGCTACGACGGACGGGAATTGGGATAATAATGTGGGTTGTCCTCCGGCTATGACGTGCAAAGCCGATAGCGCTCGGGTTGTGGTCTCGAACAATAACGGGGCTAGCTTTACGCCTGTCTTTCTAGAAACCGAGTTGGGCGGGATACCTACAACCCCGACGGGAACTGTGTTTAATAGCACTTTTTATGCTACTGTAAGTTCGACGAACGGCTTTCATTTCTACCATGCGCCCACGTCAGCTCCGGGAGTGTGGTTACAGACAACGCCGGTCTTCTCTCCTGCTATTATAGGGGCGCTCGCTCCCCCTTGGACTATAGCGTCGTTTAATACCAACTCTAATTTAATGTACTTCATCGGCGGGGATTTAGCGGACAACCTTTACGTGTACACGAGTACGGACGGGACGCATTTCACCCAGCTCTTCACTCAGCAGTATCTTAGCGTTCGCACCCCGGGAAATGTGGTTATTAACAACACATCGCCGCCAACGTGTCCTGTCTTCTTTGGGGTGTTGCAGCAGGGCGATGCGACTTATCATTATTATAAGATAACATGAAGATCGTGATCTTGGCGATTTTGACGATTATGGCGCTGTTTATTGGAATGGCGCTCTTCGAGAACTGGGAGTCTACGCGGCTCGGACCGGTGATATACGGAGGCGTTTCTAATGAGCGTTAAAAAGTGGACAGCGCTGGTTGCTGGGTGTGTGTTAGCGGGGATGGTCGCTACGGTTTTTGTTAGGGCCGCCGTTCAGACTATAGCAGGGCTTGCGGTTGCCAACGGGACGGTGTGGACGAATTTGAAAGACGCCTCCTTTGGAGACGGTGCAACGAACGGTGTTGCTATGTTCGCACCAATGCTTTGGAACGGTACGAGTTTTGTTAGGGCGCTTGGCGATGCCACGAATGGGATCAAGGTTAATGTTGTAGCGGGTACCATCACGGCTAATATCCCGGCTAACGCCTCGGTAAATCTGTCGCAGGTTGCAGGAACTACCACGGCAGTCGGGAATGGGGTGTCGGGAGCTGGTAATATAAGGGCCAACCTTGCTTCCGATAATACGGCCATCGCAAACTGGGGCCAGGGCGCAACGGGTTCTGGGGTGCCGAGCGGGGCGGTTTATATCGGAGGGGACGCTTCCGGCAACCTTACGGGACAGGTTATATGTGATAAGTTCTTGCCCATAAATAACTTCTCGACCTCGGGCAGCACGCAGGAAGTGGCCGCTTCGGGGAGCACGAAGGTCTATATTTGCGGCTTCACGGTTAACTCTGCCTCGACGACCGCGGTCACGGCGAAGCTGGTTTACGGGACGGGGGTGAACTGCGCCACTTCTCCGTCTGACCTTTCGGTTGCCGTTCCCCTTCAAGCTGCGACTTCATCCGCGCCGGTGGGACAGAACGTTGCTCCGCCTTCGAATGTAGTTTGGTCGACCCCGGCGAGCCAGGCGGTCTGCATCAATCTCTCGGCGGCTCAGGCGGTGGACGCCCAATTTTGGTATACCCAATTCTGAGG